AATTTTGAAGAACAATTTATGTCTTTTTGTTCTTTTGGAGAATATCCTATTGGTTCCGGACAAGAAATTAGTATTTATCAAAATGGATTTGTAGATATCACATTTTATATGAATGCAATAGAAGCTACTGGTATTTATACTTCTGGTAATTTTCCATTTTATATTTCTGGGCCAATTTTGACCGAAAACAATCTAAACACATATATATATGGACTTGGTTCTGAAATAAACAATATAAGTATATATGAAAGAGGAGGGATAACAGAAAGCGGATATATAACAATATACGAAATGACAAGAGGATCGTTTTTAGAAGATTTTTCTTTTTATACCCGAGCAAGTACAGAATCAGGTATTTTGCCATTTTATCAAAGCGGATATGAAAGCCCAAGCGGTATTTTTAGCATTTACCAATATTCTACAGATTCAAAAGATGAATATTTATCATTATATCAAAGAGGGCTTAATGATACAAGTGGAATCCTTCCATTCTATGAATTATCAATACTTAGTGAATCTGGAGAATTTTCATATTATCAAAATGGCTTTGTCGACATATCTTTTTATATAAAAGCAAGGGAAGATAGCGGAGAATATGTTGGCGTTTCTGGTAATATGCCATTCAATATCTATGTTCTTGACAGTGGCGAAAATCAATTAAATGAAAGTTTTTCTATTTATTCTGATTGTATGGGAGAAATTGGTACAAGCGGAAATATCTCTTTATATATCGCCACAGAATTAGGCTATTCGTTTGGAGAAATATCTTTTTGGGTCAATAGCAAAGAATTAAAAAATTCAGAAGAATTATTAGATTTTTACTCTCGTGGATCCACTTTGTCAAATGTCATTGGCTTAGAAGAAAATAATTTAGACATATACCAAGCTGGATATTATGGAGTAGTACCTATCGAATATAATCTATATTCTCCAGAACAAAGTGGAATAATAACATTTATTATGACCGGAACAACATAAAAATGGTGTATATTTACTTAAAAAGAACCTTTATTTAATAAAATAGGAGATAAATATGGTAGCAGTTGTAAGCTTTTTTGGTGGAGAAGAATATCCAATTTATCACACCGCAAACTCTGGGCTTGGTTTCTTTGGAAATGGAGGATTTGGATACTCTGTTAGGGTTGGAGAACACCAAGATACCACATATATAACAGACACAAATGGGACAGTCCAAGGTGCCGCAATTGATAATTGTAAGTATATTTTAGATACTGGCGTTGAAGTAAATAGAGATACCGTAATCAGAGAGTTACAAGATATTCCAAATGATAAGGCAACTATACACGTTCGGTTCGTTTATGACGAGGCTGTTTCTGTCCAAAATGCTCAAATTGTTGCCTATGATGGTGTTTCTACCGCGAATAGACCTTCTGGTGTTGATATTTATGCTTTTGAAGTATGTAATACCGGAACAGCATTTGGAGGAGAAACCGGATACGGAGATGATACTTGGGTTGGTCTTAGTGGAACATCAAGCTATCTCGAATTGAGTGATTCTCCCGGTAGCGGCGGACTTTATAGTGGGAGTGGAGATACTGGTGAATCAGCACAACATGATTGGTATGTGGCACTATCTTCAAGCCCGGAAACAGTTGGTTCTAAAACTGGTAAAATTATGTTCTCTATGGAATATCTTTAGATTTAATTAGAAATTATGTTTAAAAAACATATAATAAATATAGCCCTGCCGACATTTCGGGCAGGGTTTTTCATAAAGGAGAATAAAAATGTCAGATTATCCAAAAATTGATATTGTTTTTTCTGATGGATCAACCTTTAGCAAAGACAACAATTCTCCTAGTTGGTGGAAAAGGCTAAAATTAGAAATATTAAATAATAGTAAAAAAGCAGAAAAAATAAAAATATCTCTTGATGGATTTAACAAATTTTATAATTGTGGCAAATATTTATATTTTATGAATAAGATAAATAAAGGAAATGCAAATGTTATAGATTCTGTTGTTCACAATGGTGATAATTCTTGTCTTTTGTATTTTAATACAAGAAATATAAATAATTGTTTAGAAATGCAATCATTCTCAATCGCAACAGGTAATGATTTGAGTTATCTAACCGGAGCAGATTTTTCAGGAATACACTTAAGAGAAAAGATATTTCAGATAGAAGAAAAGAATATTGGTCTTATTATTCAAAATTAAAAACCTCGCTCAAAGGCGAGGTCAACATCAATATACTCTAAAGTTTTTAAACTGGCATATTGAAGCATAAATATATACACTATTTTTTATATCCTATTTCTTCAAAAATAATTTCTTTTAAAAAAGAAGGAAGTTGCCAAAAAGACACCCTGATACCTAGTTCTGAACATAATTTTTTGTCTTCATTTTTATGAAAATTTAATTTTTGTGTAAATATTTCTCCAAACTGAATTTCATTTTCAGGTATTGCAGAGTTTGAATTAGCGTATAAAAATCTATTGTCTGGAAAGATTATACAATAATCTAAGTTATTTCCTTCACAAAACCAATACTGAAACTGTTTTACTTTCTTAAATACCCATTCTGGTGGATACCATGATGGTTTTTCTTTTTGTTTATATCTTATTTTTCTATTCTTTTTAGTTAGTCTTTCTGCTTTTTCTTTATAAAATTTAGCTCTTCTTTGTTCTTTAAGTCTTCTTTTTTCAAGAATTTCTGCTTTTCTTTCAAGTTTTTCAATTTTTTTTCTAGTAGCCATCTCTTGAAAAGTCTCTCCTCTAACAACCAACTCCTGAGAAGTGTCTTTCCAGCATATTTTCTTTAACATATATATCTCCATATTAGGGTTTATTTATGTATTATACATGAAATAAGAGAAAAGTCAATAACTTTTTTCAAAAAATATTAAAAATAGTTTGATTTAGCAAAAAACTTGTGTATAATAGACTAACCAGTTGATTAGTTTCTACTGGAAAATAGGAAAACGGCTTGACCAAAAAGAAACTATTTACATTATTTCAAAAAAACCATACTCGAAGAGAAGCAAGAAGAGAAAACTTGGGCTACCGTTCACCGCTAACGACCCAGACCTGCATATGAAATAATCGAAATACAAAAACTTCTTGTGAATACCGCTTTCGGATTGGCGGGATAAAAATTAGATCGTTGCTAGTATCTTGTTCGTATCAAAAAAGATGAGATTGGCAAAATGAGGAGAGAATAGGCGTCTGTTTCGTAGACAGACAATAAAAAACACAACAAGCCTACCGATATCTCGTTTGAACTTATTTTGTTCTTGTTTTTTTTGATTCTATAACGATTAAGAAAACGTAAGGGGAAATATACACTTCGGGCTGGTGAAGCTTGTTAGACAAGAAAAAGTTGTCTTACCCTATTTAACAAACAAGCTTTCTATGCTTCTGTTTTTAATACTAATATATATACCTAGATACTAATATATATATTACTTGTATTATGCAGGGGGAAAAGCGGAGTCGTATCTATTCATTATCAAAACTACATTTTTGTTATTATTAACCCCGTTTGCACGTGGTTTTTTTGTTTTTAAAGCCAATTTTATATTTTTTATGTTTTTCTATTTAATCGTTTGAATTTCAATTCAAAACTTACATACCAAGAATATGTACCATAAAGCAAAAAGAATTTAACCACGCCAGCCAAATCCGTTTTTTAGGCCATGCCTAACTAATGTCTGCAACCATATCTTTATCTAAAACGATAACAAGATTAAAATATATACTATTTAAACAACAGTTTAAAACAAGTGTTTTAAATAACTTTTTTACGAATAAAGAGAAATAATAAAGAGAAAGTAAGATAAAGAGAAACAACAAAGAGAAAATTAATGTTAATATATCTGTAAGTAATTATACTTACAGATATATTTTATATTACTATAAAAAATACAGAAAAAAATAGAGCTTGCCCGGTATTTTATCTTTTTTAAAAAATGTTCTTGATTTCCCGGGCAAATATAGTATAATCTTTTAAGAGAGGTTAAGAACAGAAGATGTGTTCAATTATCTTTCCTCTGAACAAAAAGAGCCAGAGTAAAGCTAATTGAAGTAAACTATAAGTTCTTTGTATCAATGAACTTATGATAAAATAAGGATATTAAATTAACTGCTTTCTGCTTTGCAAAAACCAATTAATTTAATGTATATTGTATGGATAATTTCACTGGAAAGTTCGTATTTTTTTTGAAAAGTTGCGTTTTTTTAATAGGAGAATTTTATGTTTAAGTTATTTATTATTTTTGCTATTTGCTTATTTTCATGTTTTTCATTTTTATGGTCTAGTGAAATATCAGAGAATGAACAATCTGCAATTTGTAGAGTAGATCAACTAATTAAAAGTAATAATAAAATTTTAGTTGGTTTATTAGACTTTATTCAAAATGAGCAAATATCGTATTTGTCTTTTATTAATTATTCAGTAAAAAACAAACTAAATGATTCGTTAAGCTTTGAAAAGACGCGAAACGAATTTCAGGCTATTTTAGACTATTTCGACGAAGAAGTAAATCTTTGTATAGAGGCCCAAAATGAAACATGTGACATTAAAACATATCGCGCAAATATGATGTTTAGGTTTTCTCTTTTCCAGAGAATGATTTTTTGCTACGAAGATACTTCTAGTCAGTATTTAAAATATATTGCAAAAACATGTAATAATTTGATTGATTCTCGCAAGAATGAGATGAATGAAGATGAAAAACAAAAAGAAATCCAAAAGAGTGAAAAAATTTATGCGCAGTTTATAAACGAGAGAAAAGATTCGTATAATTATATTTATGCTCTTTTTATCGAGTGTTTTAATCTTTTGGACGAAAATGTTGATATTCTGGAAAAAGAATCAGAAAAATGAGTAAAAAAGAGGTTGACAAAGATACAAAGGTAAAGTATAATTCTTTGACAACAGCGGCTGATGAAACATTTTCTGGTCATGCCGCAAATGCTTTCGCAGCAGAGATAGTAACATATAGACATGCTATTGCGAATGACTATCTTTTGCCTCCGTTTTTTTGGAGAACAAAAGTAGCATGTGAAGAAAGATATAAGCAGGAATTTGTAGAAGGGTGTCAGTGTTTTGGAAAAATGATGAAAGTTTATCCTGAACATTTTATTATTAACTGTTGTGTATATGCGAAGAAGCTTGATGTTGACTATGCCAGAATAACCAATTATTTAAAATATAAATGGGAAGTTTGGAATACACGGGTTGCAGAAAGAATAACAATGATGATTAAGTCGAAGGAAATGCAAAAAACTGCTATTGCAGAAGCAAATTTCTTTACAAAAGAGGCCGATGAAGGAGAGATCAGAAAGGTTTTGTCAAAAAAGAGGGTTTTGTTATGAGATTAGAAGAATTGAAGCGTTTAAACATAGACGATTATATAGATATTGAGCCTTGTGGCCGGAGTATGATGGAAATTATGGAATTTGCCGATGAATTTAATGAATGCTATATGCAAGACAAAGAACTTGATATTAAAAGAATAATTGAGCAGAACAAAGAAATAAATGGAAGAGTTCATTATGTCTCAACACAAGAGATTTTATTAAGCAAAAACAATGTTTATGATTATTTAATGTTTATCCATGATAATTTTGATGTTAATGAGTCTGATTTTGACATTATTCTTCCAGAAGATTTTAGAATAAAAGACAATAGTGAATCATTTTTAATTTTGGCAAAATGTCTTGGACACTATTTTTTACATTCTCCGCTATTAAAAAGTAGAGTTTCTATTAGCGATAATGGAAAAACTGATGAAGAAGCAGAATGGTTTGCTCTTACTATTCTTATGCCGACAAAAGAATTTATGCAAAATTGGATAATTTCAAATAACACGATTGCTCTTGCTGCTTTATATGAACTTGATAAAGAATTTATAAAAAAACGTTTAAAAATGGTTAATTTAAAGGAAGATATTAATGGCTAAAAAACAAAAAGAAGATGAAGAAGTTGTCGAAGAAGGAGATAAAACTCTTAATAAGGTTGTCAAGAGCGGACATAAAAAGTTTGGAGGGTCTTTTTGCATCCCTCTTTCTTCTTACAAGGACAAAGATAGAGGAATTATTCGCACTCTTCCGTCTTGGGATTATGCTCTTGGTGGAGGACTACTGAGAGGGCAGACTTGTCATTTGAGTGCTATTCCAAAACTTGGCAAAACTACATGTGCATTACAGATTGCTCAATTTGCAAAAAATCAGTTTCCGAACACAAAAGTTTTTTATTATATGGTAGAAAATAGACTAAGCGATAGTCTTTTAAATAGCATTGATGGTCTTACCAGAGATAATATTTATCTAATTAAATCTTCCGAAGAAAAAATTCTTACATCTGTTGATTATTTGCAAATTTTAGAATCTAATATTCAAGATTTTCCTGAGTCTTTTCATATTTTTGATTCTATTGGAGCATTGCTTGGAGTCAAAGAAAACGACGGAGATATTGGAGATGCACAAGTCGCAGAAACTGCAAGATATTTACAAACTTGTCTTAAAAAGATAACGCCGCTTCTTGTCGTTCATAATGCTACTGTTCTTTTTATTAATCACGAGAAACAGGCTCTTAATATTGGTGGACATGGCGCTCCAAAGATTGTAAATCCAGGTGGAACATATATTCAATATGCCGCAGATACAATTATCCGGCTTAGGTTTCCATGGGCGAAAGAAGATGGAGATAAACGAGAAATAACTGACGATAACGGAGAGCAAATTGGACACAATGTTACATTTTGTGTAGAAACAACGATTATGGGCAAGCCTAAGATTAAAGTTACTGTTCCCTTGCTTTATGGTCATGGATTTGATTACATGACAGATTTATTTAATCTTGCAGATCAATTTGGACTTATTACTAAGGGTGGCGCAGGATGGTATACTATTGGAGAAGAAAAGGTTCAGGGACAAAAAGCAGTTATTGCCATGATGAGAGAAAATCCTGAATTCTTTAATAGCATTAAGACAAAAGCAGAGGAAATTGTTTATGCCAAAAATGCTTGACATAGAGGGAAATAGCGTAACAGTTTCGTTATCTATTTCCGATTTTCCAGTTAGGCCAAAAGAATTTTGCAAAAGCGGAATTCAATACGATGTTGGACAAATTTTACGAAATAAATATAAGTTTTGCACTATTCTTGAAGAGTGGACGGTTCCCGGTTCTGGTGGTCTAAAGATTGATTTTTTTATTCCACAACGATCTTTGGCGATAGAGGTTAATGGTCGGCAGCACTATGAATTTTCAAAGTTTTTTCATAAAGATCAGAAAGGATTTGACAGACAAAAAAACCGTGATATAATTAAGAAGAACTGGTGTGATCTGAATGGGATTGAGCTTATTATTGTTGATTCTATAGAGGAGGCCAAAGATATTTAATATGTGGAAAAAAATTGATATAGAGAACAGTAGCCCAAGACAAGGAGAAAGTGTTCTTGTAAGATATAAAGACAATTTGCAAGTTGTTGTTGGTCGTTTAACTAGAAATGGATATGGCAGCGATTGTTTTTCTTGTTTTGGATGGGACATTTCTGTGGAAGCTTTTGACTATTATACAGAAATACCTAAATTTGATGGAGATAAAGGTGAATAAGCAAGAATATCGTGATTGGGTTGACAAACATTTAGTTAGTATTAATACTGATATTGAAGAAATAAAAGGTATTCTTAGTTTAGATTTCAAAAGTATTTTTGAATTAGGGATTGAAGATTTACAAGAAACAGTGTTTAAATTACGCAAATATGCTATCTACCTTAAAATGTTATATAACGAAGAGAAAGCCCGTTATGGATATTTAAATATTGAACTTATGAAACGGGCAAAGCCGCTTGCAATGAATTACTCTTCTTATGATAAGGATGAAAGATATCAATCTGCTATTACAGAATCAGAACCTTTAACAAAAATTCAGGATGCTGTAGTTGAAGCCCAAACGAAAGCAACTTCTCTTGAGGGTATTGATCGGGAAATTTTATGGTTTACAAACACAATTGAAGAGATAATAAAAAAGAAAGAGAGACAGAATTAATGGAAAAAGGTGATTCTCCAGACAATATTGATGTTGTTTCAGAGAGGATGGTTTTAAGTTCTCTTTTTGAATATGGACAAGAAGCACTTATTGTTTGTGATGACAAAGGATTAATTCCAAGTGATTTTTTTCATAAAACAGACAATGATATATTTTTTGTTATTAAAGAGTTGCTAGATAAAGAACCTAACAAAAAGATTGACGCTGACTTAATTAAGCTACAACTTAAAGAAAAGAATAAAAAAAGCACATTTACCCTTGTCGATGACAATAATTATCTTGAAGTTTTATCACAAAAGCATGTCAATTTTGATAATCTTGATAAATTTGTTCTTGCTGTAAAGAAAAAAGCTATTTATAGAAACGTAATTGCGGCTATTGAAAATGCCAAAGTAAACATAGAAGATTTTTCTGGAAACGATATTTCTTTAGAAGATTTTCTTGTTGAAGTTTCAAAACAATGTAATGGAGTTATTGAAAAAGCATCTAATCCAAATGAAAAATTTGACACATTTGCATCTTCGTATGAAGAATATTTAGATTTCTTATCAAGTAATCCTTGTGAAAATCTTGGGATTCCTACAGGTTTTAGAACTTATGATTTTCATATCGGAAGAGGTCTTCGCAGGGGAACTGTAAACATTATTGGAGCGCGTCCCGGCGTAGGAAAATCTTTAATCGCTCTCAATATTGCCAATCACGTTGCCAGTAACGGGGTTCCTGTTTTGTATATTGACACAGAGCTTTCTAAAGACCAGCAGATGGGAAGACTATCCGCAATGAGAACAGGAGTAACGATTGATGATATTGAAACTGGTAAGTTTTCAAAAGACCAAAATAAAAAAGATAGGATTTTAGGTGATTTGCCATATTTTAAAAAGATTCAGCTATATCATAAATATGTTGGCGGTCAAACATTTGAAGAAATTTTAATTGCAATGAAAAAATGGGTTCGTCAAGTTGTTGGAGAAGACGAGAACGGCAATGTAAAAGATTGTGTTATTGTTTATGATTATTTAAAAATGATGAACACAAAAGGTCTTGAAAATCTTAAAGAGTACCAGCTTATTGGGTTTTATATGTCTTCTTTGCATGATTTTTGTGTTCGTTATAATGTTCCGATGCTTTTAACTTTGCAGCTAAATCGTGATGGAATCGAAAAAATTGGTGGAGTGGCCTCACAGTCAGATAGAATTGAATGGTTGACCTCTACTTTTGCTATTCTTAAAAATCTTGATCGAGAAGAACAAAAAAGCGATTCCAATATGAAAATAGTTATAACAAAATCTCGTTTTGGCCCAGTAACTCCAGATGATACGTATATTAAAATTCTTGCCGATAAAAGGATTGCTAGGCTTGAAGATATGGGATTATCAAGGTATTCAGATGGATACGAAAAAACTTCTGCTACGGAACAAAAAACAATGAGTTGTTCTCAAGTAGGATTTGCCGAAAAAAAAGAAATGACAAATAGACTAGAGATTGCTCTTAATAATATTCCTGCTTCTACTGGCGAACACACTAGCCCATTTTAGAGTTTAAAATGCCAAAAGTAAGAATAGACTATCAGTTTTTAAATGATGTTTGCAATACTAACATAGAAATTGTTTTTAATGAGCTTGGGCTTGTTTTTCGTAAGAATGGAAATGAATATAGGGGAAGTTGCCCCATTCATAATGGATATAATCGTTCTAGTTTTTCTTATTATTCTAATATAGGAAGATGGAAATGTTGGAGTTGTTCTTGTGATAAGGAGCATGGATCTTCTCCTCTTGGTTTAGTTGGTGGAGTTTTAAATAAGAATTTTAAAGATTCTGTTACTTGGATATGTGATTTATTTAAACTAGACCCAAATAATTTGCCAAAAAAGAATGAAGAAGCTGCGTCTATTTTAAGTTTTATAAATAAAAACAAGAAACACGAAGTTCCAAAGAAAATAGTATACAATGAAAAATATTTATTAAGACTAAAAAAACACGATTATTTTTTAAAAAGAGGTTTTACAGAAGAAACGATAGATTATTTTCAGGGTGGATTTGCTGAAAAAAAGGAAATGGCAAATAGGATTGTCTTTCCAATAAGAGATATTCTCGGAGATATAATTGGATTTACCGGAAGAGTTATTTATGATAAATGCCCAAACTGTGAGATGTTTCATGAAAACGGGCAAAAGTGCTACGAAGGATGGTCAACTTGGATAAAATGGAAAAAAAATAAAGGATTTTCACAAAAAGCTCTTTACAACTTGAACAATATAAGGTATAATGTAGAGAAGATTGGTAGCATTGTTTTAGTTGAGGGAATTCCAGATTTAATGAGGTTGCACCAAATAGGAGTCTTTAACGCAGTTGCGCTGCTTGGAGGTTCGGCCACAAAAGACTATTTTTCGACACTAATGAGTTTGGACGGACTAAGACAGATATACTTATTTGGAGACAATGATAAGGCGGGAAAGAAATTTATAGATGATAATTTAACAAAAAATGAAATAAATAATGAAAAAAGAACAGAATTTATGTCGTTGTCAAGATATTTTAATGTTAAACCAGTTTTAATTGATGGAAAAAAAGACATAGGAGAAATGACCGATGATGAAGCAAATGAAGTCGCAAGACAATATAACTATTTCCAGTAGCAAAAAAAGAAACAATAGATTAAGAATTTTAATTTTTATACTTGTTTTTTTGATTGGATTTTTACTTTCTAGTTTTTTAAAGAAAGAATCTAAAGTAGAGATTGATCAAAAAATAGAAATAGTGGTTATTAAAGATGATTTTAAAGTAGACGATAGAGCTATTTTAAAACTAACAGGAGAAGAAGTAATCCTTGTTTCAAAAAGCTGGAATTATCCTCGAATGTGGTGGGTTAGAACGACATACAAAGATGTTAAGAATAGTTTGATATCTGAAAACGAAGATGGCTTGATAAAGAAAAACAATTAATAGGAGAAATAAAATGGAAAAACTAGAGACTAAAGAGAATTTTTGGTGGCTAGAAGATGTTTGTGGAGAAATTTGTTTAGTTTGTGAAAGTAAGAAAACTAAAAAGCAGCGTTATGTTTGTGCGACAAAAGATAGTGGAAACGTATTTATTTATCCAATTCCGGAAAATAAATAATGCTTATTTCTCACTTATCAGCAAGTTCTATTAAAAACTTTGATATGTGCAATTTTGCATATTATCTTAGTTATATTTGTAAGCTCAAAGGGTTCCAAAACGAAGGGGCGTTAAAAGGAACTATTTTTCATTCAGTTATGGAAGATATGGCTCATTTAGTTTTAAAAAACAAAACCATAACTAAAGAGGCCATTCTTGGTTCACTAGAAGAACATTGGAAGACAAATACAGAGAAAGAAAAAGAGTGGTGCAATTTAAAAGGGCTTGATAAAGACTGGTGTATAAAAAATCTTTTTAAGATTTGTCTTGACAAAGGCACACCTTTCGATTATAATGTATTAGGGATAGAAAAAGAATTTGATTTAACGTTTGATTTTAATTACAATCTTATTTTTGACGATTTAGGAAACAGAGCAAAAGAATTAGACGTAAGCACATATGAATTTGTTGATGCCATTGGCGGGGATATCTTTCGTATTTTTGGTTTTATGGACTTGATTATAGAAAAAGACAAAGATACTATTTCAATCATAGACTATAAAACGGCCAAGCAGGGGAAAACACAAGAAGAGTCACAAAAAGACATACAGTTTTTAATATATGATTTGGCCTGTAAATATTTATATCCGCAATATAAGAATAGAGAAATTGTTATTTATTATTTTAATGATAAAACTATTAGATTTACGTATAAAGAAGACCAGTGGAAAAAAACATTACGTGTGATGAAAGACAAATGGATTGAGATATCTTCTTGCGAGGAACCAAAACAGACCATATCTAATGCTAATCGTTACTGGAAATGTGATTTTTGTGCTTTTCGTGGTGAGAAAAATGAAGATGGTAAATACAAGGGCGGCAAAAAACAGTGTGATAAGCTTTGCTGGATGATGTCCAAAGGTAATAAAAATATAAATATGGAGAAAGTTTTTGAACAGGTCAAAACTGGCAAAAAGATTTAGAGAGTTAAAAAGAGGAAATAAGTTTACAATTAAAGAAATGTTTCCTGATAAATGGAAAGATGCACAAAAACAGTGCTTTTCAAGAGATAATCATCAGTGCCAGTTTATAAAAGATGATGGTAAAAAATGCAAAAATAAGAAAAATTTACAAATGCATCATATCATAAGAAAAGCAGATAATATTTCAGGGTCATTTGATGTTGATAATGTTATAACTCTTTGCGGATATCATCATTATTGTATTAAAGATAAAGAATTTATGTATGTTCAAATTTTTAAAAAGATTATAGAAGAAAATAAAAATGGAAAATAAAGAGCTTAATTTTGAAAATGAGACTAGAAAACATCAACAACTTGTGTCAAGATATATTAATATTTTTGCGCAAGAGTTATTAAAAAGAGCCAATTGCCACGATAAAAGCAAATTGGAAAATCCCGAAAGAAAACAATTTGTTGAGTATACTGAAAAACTCAAAGATATGGAGTATGGTTCAGAAGAGTATAAAAAATGCATGGAAGAGATGAAGGAGACCTTAAAACACCATTATTCTTTAAATAAGCATCATCCTGAATATTGGGAGATAAATGGATGGGCTTTTGAAACGTTATATGATCCTATTAGAGCAATGGATTTGGCTGACATAGCAGAAATGATTTGCGATTGGCTTGCAGCATGTAAAAGACACAAAAATGGCTCTATTTATGATAGTATAGAAAAAAATAAAGAAAGATTTGGAATTAATGATCAGCTTTGTTATATTTTAAATCAGACTGCCAATATGCTTGAATGTAGACTTAAAAAAGAAAAATTATGATTACTTTCAAAAGGATTTAAATGAATAATTTTACTTTATTTCATAACCACTCATATTATAGTATCTTAGACGGACTACAATCCCCAAAAGATATTGTTTCTCGCGCTGTTGAACTTGGCATGAAGACAGTTGGAATTTCCGATCATGGTTCTTTATCTGGAATTATCAAGTTTTATCGTGCCTGTAAAGAAAAAAATATTAAGCCGATGATTGGTTGCGAGTTTTATCTTGGCAACGAGGTCGAAGGAGAAAGAAGCAATAACCACATTATTATTATTGCAAAAAACTATAACGGATATAAAGATTTAATAAAATTAAATAATTTTGCAGCAAAAAACTTCTATTTTAAACCCCGTCTTACCTTTGATAAAATTGCCGAAGTAGCAAAAAATAAGAACATTATTGCTTGCGGAGCCTGCATCATAGGGAGGGTGTCTACTGAATTATTTACTAATTATAAGGAAGCATTTTCACAAATAGATGAAGAAAATTGTCGTAAGTTTTTAAAAGATAACTGGTTAGAAGCTGGGTGTCTAGAAGCAAATAGGTGGAAGAGCATATTTGGAGATGATTTTTATCTTGAAGCAATGATTGAAGGTCATCCGGCGCAAGTAGTAGTTTTGTCATGTTTTAGAGAGATATCGAAACAGACTGGAATTCCTCTCTGTGCGAGTTGTGACTCACATTTTAGCCGACCAGAAGACGCAATTGCACATGAAGTAATGATTTGTACACAGACAAAAACCACCTTGGCAGAACGGGCGAATAGAAAAGCTTCCGGCGAAGATATTCTTTTTTCTGATAATTCTCAATATTATATGCATAGCTATGAGGAAATGTTTGAGAAATTTGCGCAAGAAGAAATAAATAATACGTTTTTAATGTCAGAAAAAGTAGAAAATTATGAGATAGAGCTTGGTTCTCCTAAGATTCCACAAATCGTTGTTCCAGAAAAATATACAAATGTTGACGAGTACGTGTATGATCTATGTTTGATAAAACTTAAAGAACTTAAAAAACATAAAGATAAAGAGTATATTGATAGATTAAACTTTGAGTATGAAACATTTAAGAATGCAAAAGTAAGCGGAACAACTCTTAATGCATATTTCGCTCTTCTTTTAGACATTGTTGACTTTGTAAAGAAGGCAGGAAGTATTCCCGGAGTTGGTCGTGGTAGCGCAGCAGGCAGCTTGGTTTCGTATTTACTAGGGATAACACGTATTGACCCTATAGAAACACAGTTGTCTTTTCAAAGATTCTTTAATACTGGTCGTTTATCAGAGGGACATATTTCTCTCCCCGACGTAGATTTAGACGTTAGTGCCGACATAAAAGATGATGTTATTAAGCATCTTAAAGAAAAATGGGGTGATAATAAAGTTCTTCCCATTAGTACATTTGGAGAACTCAAGCCAAAATCGGCTATTAAAGACACTTTTAGGGTTTGTGGAGTCCCTTTTGAGCAGTCAAACGTATTGACTAAAATGTTCCCCGATCAAGAAATAAAGCATGATGACGACACAGAAAACACCATTCAGGGCGCACTAGATATTTCAGAAGAGTTTAGAACGGCTTTTGAACCATACAAGAAAGAGATAGAGCTTGCCAAGGCTATTGAGGGAACGGTAAGAAACAAAGGTATTCATGCCGCTGGCGTTCTTATTTCTTCAACAGATGTGGATGAATACTTGCCGCTGGAATGGGATGCCAAAAGTAAAAGTCTTGTTTGTGCCTTCGATATGAAAGATTCTGAATGTTTTTGCGTAAAAATAGATATTTTGGGCTTGAAATTGCTCTCGGTTTTTGATATAGTACAGAGAGAGATAAATCGACGGAAGATAAAGCCATTAAAATATATCCCAAAGAAAGATGTTTTATATTATCCAAAAGAGTCGATAACGGGAGAAATAGTAGAAGAAACACTTATTGATGAAATACAGGATGTGCCAGTTAATTTTATACAGGAGAAAAAAATGGAATTTAGTTCAGAATGTTTTGTAGATTTTCTTAGCAAATTCAAACATGAAAAACTTGATATTATTAAGAAAAAAGATTGCGAGTATGTAAAGTTTGCTAATGCGAAAGGAACTACATGTTCTCTTATTCTTGATGATATTTACAAATTATTTGATTATGGAGAACATACAAGAACTCCAGAAGTAATTAAATATCTAACAGTGGTTTCTTATATTAAGTATTATATGGATGATGGTGCTGATTATAATATTATTGCCCTAATAAAAGAAACTGGAGATATTTATAAAATTAATCCCAAGGAGATTGGAAAGCCAAAGACAGATATTATGAATCACGCTGTTAAGTATGGTAAATTTGAAAATGGAAAAATCACTCTAGGAAGTAAATAATTTGTTTAATCTTGACAATATTCCATTAGACGATAAAGAAACATATGAATTAATTAGTGAAGGAAAGACCAAGGGTATTTTTCAGGCTGAATCGTCTTTGTGCCAGCATTATATTAAAATGATTAAGCCTAGAAATATATCTGATCTTTCAGACGTTATTGCGATTATTCGCCCCGGTGCTCTTCAACAGGCAGATGAATATATTGCGGTTAGAAATAAAGAGAAAGAAGTTTCTTATATTGATAAGCGGCTTGAAACAGTTCTAAGTCCGACAAATGGAATTATTCTTTATCAAGAACAGACAATTAAAATTGCAGAAGTTCTTGGAGGGTTTACAGAAATTGAAGCAGATGGATTAAGAAAAGCTATTGGCAAAAAAGACATGGATAAGATGAAGTCATTGCGGCCAAAATTTGTTGACGGCTGTGTTAAAAATGGTGTTAAAAAAGAAGATGCCGAACATTTAATGGATATTATTATTGAATCAGGAAATTATTCGTTTAACAAGGCACACTCTTATTCTTATGCAATCAATATGTATAAATCAGCATATTTAAAAACACATTATCCAGTGGCATTTTTCCTTGGTTTGCTTCAGTGTGCCAGAATGAAACAAGATCCGATGGAAGAGATTTGCCAACTTTATTATGATATGAAATATTTTGATATAAAACTTTTGCCTCCAAAGATTCTTGATTTGCATAAAGATTTTGAAATAATGGGAGAAAATGAAATATCTTTTGGCATAAATCACGTAAAACGAATGGGCGAAACCGGATATAAAGCCTTATCAAAACTTACTGAGTGTAAAACATGGAGAGATTTTTTAATCGAAGCCGCTAGACAAGGGACAAATAGTGCTAAGGTTGAGGCGGCTATTTTGGCTGGTGTTTTAGATGAATATAATACTCCTCGTACAAAAATGATGGAAGAATACAAATTATTAAAAGAATTGTCTACGGCACAACAAAAGAAAATGTTTGAGTTTATTGACATAAATCCGGGAGTCCAGTATAAGTCGTTGTCGGCACTTGTTTTGTCTATTTTTCAAGATCAGAAACGTCTAAAACCATCAGAAGAAGTTCTTTTATTGTGTGATAAGCTTGTAAAAAATGAATACAATGATAGCAACTTGTTTAAAGACATTAACGAGAGAGCGTATTTTGGCATAAATCTTACCAGTAATAGGGTTAATGATTTTGGTAAGGTGGCAAAAAATAAATGTGCTGATATCGTAGAGGCCGATGAAGGAAATTTTGAAGTTTGCGCGATTATTGAGAAGATAAAAATCAAAAAGACAAAACGTGGCGAAGACATGGCGAACATTTCATTTAGCGACTCAAGCGGATGTATCGAAAATGGTCTTGTTTTTCAAAAAGCACTAGACAAGGCTCGGAATGATAGGTTTTTGCTTCAAAAAGAATGTTCAGAAGTGGTAATTATTAGAGGATATAAAAAACTGGAGAAGGACTGCTTCTTTGTAAATGATATAAAGAGTATTTTTTAAGGAAATATAATGGATTTAAATGTAATCGCCAATATAAATTCACTCAGCTATGGAGTAGTTTCATTTTATTTACTTAAAGCTTTTGATAAGCTGGGTATAAATGTTTCTTTATTTTGTCCAAGAAACTGTGACATTGCTGCTTATTCAGACCAAGATGTTAGTTTTTTACGGAAGTTTGTCGATAATTCTTGGAAATTTAATCCAAAAGTACCGACACTAAAGATTTATCATCAAAATAATTTAGCTGATTCTATTGGAAGTGGAACAAGATTTGCATATAGTTTTTTTGAATTAGAACATTTAAACGAAATAGAGCGGCATCATATCAATTCACTAGACGGTTTTTTTGTTGGAAGTCATTGGGCTAAAGAGGTTTGCGAGAAAAATGATATTAAAGTTCCTGTCTATGTCGCCCCGCCTTGTCTTGATGAAAATCTCATAAATTTTAAAAAATATGACAAAAATTATCATAATGACACGATTGTTTTTTCAACCGTTGGCAAATGGGAACAACGTAAATCTCATTTAGAAATGATTAAGGCTTTTGAAAAGTGTTTTGATATTTTTGATAATGTAGAATTAAAAATGTACTGCGGGAATACTCCTGACGACCCTAGAAATTATCAAGAATGGTTAAAAAAGATTGAACAAAGCCCGTTACGCCATATGATTAAAATAATGCCATTCGTTGAAAAACATAGTGAAATGGTTAGAGCAATTTCAGAAGCAGATGTTTATTTATCATTTTCCAAGGCAGAAGGATTTGACTTGCCGCTTTTTGAAGCTATGAGACAGGGTGTTTTATGTATCGCAACTGATTGCACCGCCCATAAAGAATATATTTTAGATAGTAATTGCTTAAAAATAGACCCTATTGGAACCGAATTGGCCCATGATGGGAAGTGGTTTAATAAAAAAGATGATAAACTTACGTGGTCTAGCTTTAATTTTGAAGATTTTTGTAAAAAAATAAAGAATTCTGTTGAAATTTTGCAGCAAGGGCAGTATAATACTATAACAAGAAACGCAATAGCCACTACTACTAATTTTAGTTGGGAAAAGACAGCTAAAAAAATGTTGGAGAAAATGATATGAATTATTATGAAGCATATTTATCCGCAAAAGGCGGGAAAAGAGTAAAAAAGACTGGAACTAGTGAAATTGCCATAGTTTCTTCTCTTGGCAATTTTGAATTTGAAGGAACTTCTATCTATGTAACACCGACTCCTTCAAACCTAGATGCAAAATGGGAAGAATTAGATGGGCCAAGAACAGTTTCAGGAGTAGAAGCGATATCTTTACTTTTAAGTGGTAAAAAACTTAAATTTGGAGACGAATATGTTTATCTCGATTTTAGAGAAAAGGCTATTTTTGCAACGACAATGGGTGCTGCCTATCAAATACAAAATTTTGATTTAGTTTGCGAGTATCAAATTGTATGAAATTTTTAGAAGCATGTATAGAGGCCAGAAAAGGGAAAGCATTAAGATCTAGGAAATTTTCTCTGGTTGTATCAGATAATAAAATTAGTTTAACTCATGGGCAACTAAGAGAAACGTTTTATTTTGATGACGAGAAACATTTTTTTAAACGTTTGTGTGCTGATAATTGGTTGGAGACGATGTTAGAAGAAGATTTTAAGGTTTTAAATTAATGGAGAAAAGAAAATGCAAGTAAAAGATTATCTTTGGGCGATTGTTGACGAAAAAGGAAATCCTACAACGTCAAATGTTTTATATGGCAAAAAAGAATTATCAATGTATAATGTTTTTGTGTCAAGAAAAGACGCAAGAATTGCTAAAAAAGAGTTGGTTCCAGAAGATCAAATTATTGCAAAAATTGTTAAGGTTAGTTAATTTTTTTAAAATAAGGAGAAATGAATGAACACATTTACAATTAGTGGTGGCAGATTAGTTAAGGACGCAGAAGTTAAGAAAACAAAAGACGGTAGAGATTATCTTGTTTTCACAGTAGCAACTAATGATGTTCTTGGAGACAAAGAAAAGTCTTTATTTTTTAATTGTACTTCAAGTGAGCCAGCAAGCATTTCGCAATATCTTAAAAAGGGGAAACAGGTAGATGTTGTTGGTTTTCTTCGAGACAACACTTATCTCAATAAAGATAGTGTTAAAATTCATGGAGTTTCGTTTACTGTATTAAAAACAAACATAGTTTGGGGAAATTCGGACGGAGATAACAAGGGTGGAAATGGTGGTGGATATCAAAAGAAGCCATATAACAAACCGTCATATCAGAAACCACAAACAAACAGAGACGAACAACAAGAGCCACAAGGTCAGCAAGAGCAACAGCGTGACGAAGGACAAGAATTTTCTGATTCAGAGGTACCATTTTGATGGAAACAAAATGTAAGCTAATTGACGAAAAGCTTTTGATGGACGAGATAAACGATTTTTATAACACTTTATATGGTGGTTATAATAAGTTAGTCGATAAGAAAATTGATAAAGGAGAGAATATGGAAAGAAGCAATAAAGAATTTCAAGATCTTTTTAATTCTATTTTTGGCAGAAACGAAAACTCTTATGGGTTTAATGTAGAAAAAAAGGATAATAAGTGTATTATTACCATTAAAATTCCCGGATACAGCGTTTCTGATATTAAATATGCCAATATAAATGAACTAACAAATAAATATCTTCAAGATACAATTTTTTATGCAAAAGCTTTAAATTGTTATAATTATGATATTTCTATTGGTTTTAAAGATGGAAACTTTGTACAAAAGTTTGGTGTTGGTAATGAGAATAAACTGAATGTTAATTTGGCAGAAATTTCTTCCAAGGATGGTATTTTTACTATTGAAATTCCAGTTGCAGAAGAGAAGAAAGAAGAAAACATATTTAATATAAAAATTAAGGGAGTGTGAAATGGATATTTATGTTGTTGGGGAATATTTTTACGACGAAGATGGAAAATATGAAAGCTATGGAATAAACTCTATCTATTCAGATTTTGACTCTGCCATTTCCGCCTGTATAGATGATTGTTATTTTGTTTATACGAAACCATTTAAATTAAACGAAAATGGTAAGAAGGGAAGAGAAATCGTTCCTGTTGTTATTCCTACTCTTAATCTAATATCCAACGATAAACTTGAATGGGAAAAGTGGAGATAAATAATGGATATTTTAGAAGCATCTTCTGATGAATTAGTAAAAGAACTATATTTAAGACAAGAAAAAGATGGCTACAAAAAACAAGAAAATATACATTGCAGTATGGTAAAAATTCCAAAAATTTGTTATATAAATGGAACAAAAGGCCCTTGTGTGTACTATGGGCTAATACAATTTGAAAAAAAATATTATGCTATAATTAAGCCATCTATTGGTATAAATAGTAATATAACAAACGAAGAACCGTTTTTACAAGATGCAAAAGACGTGACCATTATTGGAGAAGTAGGTAAAACACTAACAACAACTCGAAGTGGATACGGAATGCATTTTAGCTGTAAAGATACTTGGTTTGGGTGGGAAGGGTTTTGCTAAAACGTTGTCTAAAAACGCAAAAGAACTTATTACTGTTGTCCAAAAGATATTAAATAATAGTTATTTTTACTATGATGTAGTTGAATTTGAGCCACGAGAATTTGGATTTACTGGGCGAGAACTTGAAGATTATTTAGAAAATCTTTTAAACGAAATAAAAAAGGATGAATTGTTTAATTTATAGGAAAGGATATGTTTATGGCAAATGATAGAGTTTTTTATAGTGTATTAACAAATGAAATGCCTTATACTCCAGTAAAAGAAAAAAGACATTTTACTAAAGACAAGCTTTATAGTGATATTAATTGGAAGTCTTTTAATTGTATTTTAGATGCATTTAAAGAAAGAATAGAAAAATGGTATATTGAACCTACCGAGGTTCTTGCCAAAAATGGACATTTTTCTTTTGTTATTTTAGCATTAGATGGATTATTGATTAATACCTTTAGTCAGTATAGAGAAGGAAAATTGTTTCTTGATAAAAATACTTCTATAGATTTTATTAGAAAATATTTAAAAGATGAAAATAGTGATAAAATAAATTTACTGATTGATATTATTGAAGATAATTTAACAAATAGTGCAGCGATTCTTTATAATATATTATGTTGCGAAGGTTTATATCAGGCAAATATTCCTCTTTATGGGTCAATTAATCCGGGGAGTGAATTTATTATGGAAGAAAATCTAGGATATGTTAAATATTCACACGATAATTCAGATTGCCCTAATCTTTGTTTAAATCCTTTGAAGATTTTTGAAGTATTAAAAAATTATTTTTATAAATATTTAGAAGAACTTAAAAAGAGTAATAAAAATGATATTATAAGAATTAATTTCTATAATAAATTTAAATATAGTTTTGGTATTGATATACAAAAAACCATTGAAGATTAATAAGCAAAATATATAAATAATATATCAATAAAAGGAATAAATTTTGGCAAAAAAACGAATATTAGTTCATAGTGAATTTACTTCTTTAAGTTCTGGATTCGCTATTTATTATAAGAATGTATTAGAAAGATTAAACAAGACTGGTAAATATGAAATATCTGAATTTGCTAACTATGCAAGTCCGGATGACCCAAGAATTTATGAGAAAGATTGGAAAGTTTATCCGGTAATGCCAAGTCGAGAAGATAAACAATATCAAGATCTCTATTCTAAAAATGGAGAAGCTCAGTTTGGAACATTTAAGTTTGAAGATGCTTGCCTAGACTTTAAACCAAATATTGTTATGAGTATTTTCGACCACTGGTATAGCTCATATATTTCTAAAAGCCCTTATCGTAGATTTTTTAAATTTATTTGGATGCCAACCGTAGATAGTTGTCCACAGCGGCCAAATTGGATTGATACATATTCTTCTTGCGACAAGGTTCTCGCATATAGTTATTTTGGTAAAGAAACATTAGAAAAAGAGTCTAACGGCAAAATTAACAATGTTTTAGTTGCGTCTCCGGGCGTTGAAGATGAGTTTTGCCCAACAGAGTCTAAAGAAGAGCTTCGTAAAATGTTTGGCATTCCGCAAGATATGAAAATTGTTATGATGGTCGCTCGTAATCAGATGCGTAAATTGTTCCCTGATTTTCTTGAAACTTTATCAGTTTTTATCAATAAATACAAAGAAAAGAACAAAAAGCTTGCCGATAACGTTTATTTTTATGTTCATACCTCAAATCCTGATCGCGGGTGGGATTTGCCACAGGCTATTTTAAATTCTGGTTATGCTGATAGAATTTTAACGACCTATGTTTGTAATAAGTGTAAATCGGTTGCTATTAGCCGTTTAAACAAGATAGTATGCGAATGTAGCAAGTGTAAAAACAAATCTATGACAATGACCAGTGTTAATAATGGGATCAAACGAAAAGAACTTGGCGCAATAATGAAACTTGCCGATCTTGGCGTTCTTATGAGCATTGGAGAGGGATGGGGAATGCCGCTTTCTGAATTTAAAAAGGTTGGCGTCCCGGTTATTGCGGTTCCATATTCGGCTACACAAGAGCAAGGTGAAGAAATAGCGCCAGACGGTAGACATAGGGGAGGATTTATTGTTCCGATAGAAAGAATGGCAACAGAAGCCGACACGATGCAAAAGAGGGCCTATTTTAGTCGTTCCGGTCTTGCTAAAAAGATTTATGAAGTTCTTACAATGCCAACAGGGATGTATCAATCAAAATGCGATGAGGCAAAAAAGTGTGCAGATGAAGTTTTCACTTGGGAAAATACTGCTAAAATATGGGAAAGGGCTTTTGACGAAATAGATATTTCTGGTTTGCCTGGATGGAATGATTCTCCATGTTTTATGAAGGAAGATATTAAGGTTCCAGCAGAAATTGGAAATAATTATGCCGAGGCGGCTGAATGGATTATAAATAATATAACAAAACATCCATATTTTACAGAATTCAAGACTAGAGAAATAATAGAATCAATAAATTCTGGAGTTTGTTTAATAGACGGATATAGTAGATCAGCTTTTGGGCCAAATCATTTAACTGCGTTATTTAAATCTTTTATTGAAAAATATAATTTCTTTGAGAAAAAACGAGTAGGATATGTAAAATCTGTCAAAAATGACACTTTTGGGGTAATCTGATGAAAAAAGTATTATTTATTTCAAACTATAAAGAAAATACCGGATATGGAACAGCATCTCGTAGATACATTAAAGCCATTAAAACTTGTGCAGATATTGATTTAGTTGTTAGAAATGTTTCTTTTGGCGGTGACAATGGCTGTATTGATTTTTTAGAAGAAGAGAAAAAAGATGTACAAAATGTAGATTTAACAATTGTAAATACTCTTCCAGATTATTGCGATGCTAAAATTAATTCCAAAACTGGATGCTTGTTTTATTGGGAAGCGGATCCACTGCCAGAGCCTTGGGTTAATAATATAAAAAGTTATTATGATTTTGGAATAGTTGCAAATAAGTTTGAGCATGAAAGATTGTCTGAAATAACAAAATCTTATAAAATTCCTATTCCTTTTTGTGGATTTTCTCAAGAGATAGAAGAAAAACAGTACGATTTTAAGTCGCAACTTACCGATAAAGATACACACGTTTTTGCAAGCGTTTCCACGCTAAATGAGAGAAAAAACATATTTTCTATTGTAATGGCATATTTTATTGCATTTCAGGATAATGAAAATGTTATTTTGTCTTTACACTTGGCAACTGATAGTGCTGGGGCGAATGAGTTTGCTGAAAAAGTAAAAACGCTAAAAACTAAAATGAAGCTTAAAAATTATCCTAAGGTTCTGTTCACACATGGAGAATTATCAGAAGAACATGTAGAAAATGTTATTAAAACATGTGATACTTATGTTTCTCTAAGCCACGGTGAGTCATGGAATTTGCCAATGTTTGATGCTGCTGTGATGGGCAAAGATATTATTACTTCTAATTGTTATGGAAATGATTATTTGTATTTTGCATGTAATTGGCCTAAAAAATATAATGTTTTGAAAGAAAACTTTGCTCCTTGCTTGGCAGATTCTCCCCGCCCATACTTATATAATTCTTCACAGGTTTGGCAAAATCCTAATATTTTAGAGGCAGTCGAAGCAATGAGAAGAGTGTATTTAACAAAAAGTCCTGTTAAGATTAATAATATTTTATTGGAAGAATATTCATTGGCAACCATCAGTAAAGAGTTCTCTAAATTATTTGGCGAAATTCTTTGAATATTTTGACATTTGCCACCCATGAAGGGTATCAGTCCAATTTAGCCAGAACAGGACACACCTTTTATCTGCTTAATTGTCCAGAAAGACCGAAAGGGTGGAAGATAGAGGAGTGTCCTCTTCCAGATAATTTTATTCCTTCTGACATAAAAGATGTTGATTTGTCTAAAATAGATGTTATAATCTCTAATTCTGCCTTTGAGCAAAGAGAACTGATCAATAATTTTCCTGATAATAAAATTCCAATAATAGAAACAGAACATTGTCTCCCGTTAGAACACCATTTGCCATATCTTATAGAAATAAAAAGAATGTGTAAGGCAAAAATAAAAGTGTTTACCACAATCGAACAAGCAAAAATATGGAAATATGGAGACGGCGATAATTATAGAATTGTCGGACACGCACCACAGAATGATTTCTTAAATAAAGAATGGGAAAGAAAAAATGATAAAGTATTATCTGTGGCCTATAATTTTAAAGATAGAGATGATATTCTTGGCTATAACGAATGGAAATCCATTGCCAATTGCTTTGATTGTTTACATATTGGAGACAAAATAATTGCAAGCCAGAAGGAACTATTAGAGCTATATTCTGAATGTGCTATTTTTTTGAATACCGCTAAGTGGTCTACTCTTCCTACCTCGTTATTAGAAGCTATGGCGGTTGGAATTCCCACGGTTTCTATAGATAGTGTGGCAACATTTTTTATAGACAATGGAAAAAATGGTTTTAAAAGTAATGATGTATTAGAAATAATTTCAATGATTGATTTTTTGTTAAGTAATCCAAAGAAAGCTAAAGAAATTGGTCAAAATGGCAAAGAAACTATTAAAAAGATGTTTAATATAGAAAAATTTGTTCAAAATTGGCAAAGTGTAATAGGAGAAGCAATAAAATGTTAATAGATACATTATTAAAAGACAAAAACTTAATTGATACAAAAACACTGATTAACCATACGTGGTTTGTTGCTAAACCAGTTTCATATGGTGGTTTTTTTGAGATTAAAAAAAGAATAAAAAATGCTTTTTATGTTTTAATATATGGAGCAGAAATTTATCAATATGCAGAAGATTATTTTAAAATAAAAGGGGAAGTTAATGCATAATTTTACTTCATTATTTCGGGCAATAAATCGCAAAGATAAGTTAAGAATTGGTTCTTTTTCTACTCACGAAGCTATTCAAGCAGAGATTGCTAAAACCGGACACCAGTTTATTCATATTAAAGAGTCTCCTGAAAATAAACAATGGAATGATGAATACAGAAAGCGGCCACGGAATATTATAGAAATATCATTCGACCAGTTTAAAAGTTCTTCTGGTGTCGATATTCTTATATCTAATACGATATCACAACAGCAATTTATGGGACAACTTGCAAAAGCTTTTAATTTGCCGCATATTACATTTTTATATTGTTATCATCCTGAAAATTGGTCTAATTATACAATGGAAAATATAAAAGTATATGAAAAAAGCGATTATATGGTTTTTCTTACTGAAGACCAAAGAAAAGAGTGGAGATGCGAAGGTAGAGACAATTGTTTTGTTATAAATCATGCTATTGATAATGAGTTTTTTAAACCAAGAGAAGATAATGGTGTTAAAACACATATTTTAACTGTTGCTAATTTTTATAAAGAAAGAAATTCTGAATTAAATTACACTCTTTATGAAGAAATAAAACAAAAGTGTCCTCAATATTCATATTTGCACTTGGGAAGTTCTTCAAATGGTGAATATAAACCAGCAAAAGATGTTAATGAACTAGTAGATTCCTATACAAAAAGTAAAGTTTTTATTAATACTTGTCATAGGTCTGTTATCCCAACAACGGTTTTAGAAGCTATGTCTTGCGGCGTTCCTGTGTTATCTACCTCTAATCCTACATTGGAAAAACTTATAAAACATGGAGAAAACGGCTATTTGTTTAGCACGGCTGAAGAAGCTGAAGAAATTTTAAATATTTTACACAGCGATGAAGAAAATTATAAAAAAATATCAGAAAATGCTAGACAAACCATCATAAATCAGTATAATATAGAGAAGTCTAATGCCGCATGGAACGAGTTGTTTAACAAGGTTTTGATTAAGCATGAGAAAAGAATATTCTGAATATGTAAAGACAAATGGAGTTGTAAATATTTCTTTTATAAAACTTGGAGAAAAAATATGAATAAGTTTAAATTTTCAGGGAAAAAATTAGAAGATATTTTCTTTTCAGAAGAGCCTATTATTATTTGTAAAAAATGTAATAAAAAAATAAAATATAATGATTCTCTTTTTTGCGAGAAGTGTGGCTGGGATTTTTGTGAAAAATGTTTTAAAAAGCATAAGTGCGAAGATTTGGCAGAGGATAGACTAGACGGATGGAATTATAGAGTTGTCGAGGTCAATCATCCAACCGCAGGAAAGTTTTATTGTATTAAAGAGGTTTATTACGATAAAAGTGGGAAACCAAAAATGCAAACTGTTGAAGCAATGTCACCATATGGAGAAACACTAGAAGAGATTAAAGAATGTGTAGATATGATGAAAGCCGCTTTTAATAAGCCAGTGTTGAGAGAAAATAAAAAAGGCTTTATCATTAAAGGGCAAAAATGATAGAACATAGAAGTAGCACAGCAACTCTTGTTAGTGCGGCATATGTATTATCTAGAGAAATAGTTACAGAAGACGGGGTTGTCAGTGCGGCTTTGTTTGAGATAGCGGCAAGATTAAATGAGCTTACATTTTGTGATGAAAAAATCTGTGGAAATATGATTGCAAACTCTTTTTATTCGAGGAATTAATATGTTTGATCCAAAAGATGGATGGATTTTTAATAAAAATGGCGAAACTATAAAATATGATAAAAGAATGGCAGAACTTATATCTTATATTGATTCATTAGAAAAAGAAAATGCATATTTAAAAAAAGAAATAGAAAAATATAATAAAAAGAACACTACAGAAACTGTATCTGGGAAGTTGGCTTGGAATGAAACTAGATAAACTAGATAAAATAGAAAAAATATTTTTATTATTTTTAATAATTACTTATCTTATTGTGATATTTAATCTTGGATATTCGTCTGGTTATAATGATGGAGCGCTAGAAGCTACGATAGCCAACACAAAAATTTCTAAAGCTTGGTCGAAAGACAGAATTTAGGAAGGTGTTTTAATCTTGAAGGAGAAGAAATGATTTTTGAATATGGAGTGATAATAGATACAAAAAATAATAATACGATATCAGACATAGAAAAATCAATAAATAATATTCTGGAACAGTCATGTTCCCCACAAAGAATTTGTGTTTTAGTCCAGTCTCCAAAAAATGTCCCACCTATCAAGTGGATTTCAGAAAAAATCATACAATTGAAAGAAAAAGGCGTCCAATTATTTTCAGTTATAGATATATTTAAAGAAGATAAAGAAGAGTTTAAACAAAAAGATAAGCTTTATTTAATTTGTCGTGATTTTTTCAGCAAAAAAATTCCTATTTCGATAAGCTTGCCAGAAGGTAAAAGTAACGGTAAAATAGGTATTAATTATTTTTTATACATTAATACGTCACACTATTTAAAATCTAAAAAAACTATAGAAAATATAAAAAATTCTCTTGAAAAGAAGAGGGCTTTGTTGTATTATTTTGATAAGAACACACAGAGCAAAAAGGTTTATTCTAAGATAAAAAGTATAAAAGATGATGATGTGTTATTTTTTCATAAAGCTGGTCTTTATTTTTATTGTTTAAATAAAGAAGATGATATTATTGATACATATAGAAAAATAAATAAAATTAGAAGAAAAGAAAATAAAAACAGTACAGATATAGTGTTTAAAAAAGCAAAAAATTCAATTAATTTTACGAAAAAGGATTGATAGATGAAAAAAGTTTTATTTATTTCTGATCCACACTGTGGAAATATTCTTGGACTTACTCATCCAAATTGGCATATTTCTGAAAAAACAATTATTGGGAAAACACAAAGATTTATATATGATAAATATTTAAAATTAATTAAAAATAATATGAATCCAGACTTACTTGTTGTTGCTGGAGATGCTATTGATGGTAAAGGTGAGAAAAGTGGGGGAACAGAACAAATTACTACAGATCGACTAGAGCAAGCAGAAATGGCTACAGAACTGATAAAAATGATTAACCCTAAAAAAGTTATGATGGTTTATGGTACTCCGTATCATACAGGAAAAGAAGAAGACTATGAAAAAATTATTGCTGATAAACTTGGAGCAAAAATTACTGGACACTTATGGGTTGAAGTAGATGGTGTTATTTTTGATGTAAAGCACAAGATTGCTTCATCTGGCGTTCCTCATACAAAGGGTACGGCTATCGCAAAAGAATGGCTTTGGAATTCGTTATGGGCAGAAAGAAAAGAAGCCCCAAAGGCTGATGTTATTCTTCGTGGGCATGTTCATTATTATTATCATTGTGGAGATGCAGATTGGCTTGCTATGACTCTTCCTGCTCTTCAGGGGTATGGTTCTAAGTTCGGGGCTAGACAGTGTTCAGGATTGGTTGATTTTGGTTTGGTGTCGTTTGAGGTTAATAAAGGAGACTATACTTGGATTCCACAAATAGAACGTATCGGGGTACAAAAAGCAAAAGTAGAGAAGGTTTAAGCATAGATATCAAAGGAATTTTTAGAGAATTAGCAGAAAAAAGCAATATTAAAAATGGTCTTTCTATAAAAGAATTATCTGACGAAACTGGAATGTCTCGTGAATGGGTTAGGTTAAACTTAGAGAAAATTGGAGCTAAGTTTCTTGGCACTAGAAGAATTAAAGATCGTTGTGGGAAAAATCAAAATGTTCCGGTATATGGTGTTTAACGATGATCAATAATGCTACTTTTATTATTCCATTTAGAAAAGACTGCGAAGAAAGATTAAGAAATTTAGTACATGTTACAGATTTTATATTTAAAAATATTTGCTCTAACATAATTGTGTGTGAACACGACAAAGAATCACAAAATAAAGATACAGTAGAACAAATCGGCGCTAGATATATATTTGAACCAATGGAAGATTGTTTTCATAGAACTAAAATTCTTAATCTGATGACAAAAATGGCAGAAACAGATATTATTGTCAACCAAGACGTAGATGTTTTAACTTTTCCTTTCGGCTATAATCAGGCTGTTAAAAAAATAGGAGATAACGAAGATTGTATGTTTTGTTTTCCATATGATGGAAGATTTCAAAATGTAGATATTTTTGACGAAGCAGCGATAAAAAATGGAGATTTTAATAGTTTATTCTATACTTGCGCAATAAGTGATTCTGTTGGTGGTTGCTTTGTTTTTGACCGCACAAGATATGAAAAGATAGGATTAGAGAACGAAGAATTTAGAGGCTGGGGATTTGAAGATAATGAAAGAGTTTTAAGGGCGAAACAAAATGGATATCAGATTGAAAGAATTTCTGGCCCACTCTGGCATTTTAATCATCCAGAGACCTCTACTTCTGGGCCTAAACATAAAGATGTTCAAAATAATTATAAGATGTTAGAAAGTTTAAGGAGAAAATAATTGAAAACAGCGATAGTTACTGGTCTTACTGGACAAATGGCATACTTTTTGGTAAATAAACTTCTTGATAAAGATTATAAAGTTATTGGTCTGTGCCGTCACACCACAAATATTAGTGAAAAACTTAAAGATAGAAAACATTTTTTTGAGAATAAGAATTTTATTTTTGAGACATTTGATCTTTGCGACGTAACATCTATTGAAGAAGTTGTAAAAAAATATAGCCCAGATGTGTTTTTTAATTGTGCAGCTATGTCATATGTTCAAGAATCATGGGTCACTCCTGTTTCGACAATTAACGTCACTGGAGTTGGAGTAGTAAACTGTCTTGAAGCAATAAGAAAGCACAAAAAAGACTGTAAATTTGTTCAATGTTCTAGTTCGGAGATGTTTGGATATATTGATGGTGGCAAAATCAATGAGAATTCCCAACTTCTTCCTCGTAGTCCATATGGGTTAGCAAAAACCGTTGGGCATAATGCTGTTCGTGTATATAGAGATTCCTATGGAATGAATGCGGCTTCTGTTATTATGTTTAATTATGAATCGGAAAAGCGTGGAGAAAACTTTTTTACTCGTAAAATTACTCTTGGAATGAGGGATATCATTCAAGGTAATAAAGAGTTTATAGAGCTTGGAAATCTTAATTTTGTAAGAGACTGGGGCTATGCTGGAGATTATGCAAACGCTTTAATTTTAGTTGGAGAATCAGATATTCTTGAAGATTATGTTGTTTCAACAGAAAAATCTACAACCGGAAAAGAATTTATAGATCTTTGTTTTAAATATGGAAATGAAAAACTTAGACAAAATTATTTTTGTTTTAATAGGCATATTCGTCATAATACGGAAACGTTTATGCGGCCAAATGATTTAACGTATCTTTGTGGAGATTCTTCTAAAATTAGGACTAAGTTAGGCTGGACAAGCTTTTTTGATGTTGAAAAGTTGGCAAGAACAATGGTAAATTATGATTTGGAAAATAAATGAGTATAGAAAAAATACCAGAAAACCAATATAAAACACTAATTTTTTATATTGATAATTTTAAAAAAGACAAAGCACAGCGGTCAACTTGGCTCTATGAATTGATAAAAATACTTAAAAATCCAGTTGTTATTGCCTGCGACGAACCAATTTGTGATATTTTTAGAACGATGTTTGTTAATTGTTCTATTTCTACAGCTATGAAAAATAGAAATGCTGTAGCGGTTTCTTTTTCTTCTTGCTCTTCTTCTTGTGATGCCGCCAGAGAAGGGTTAGCCCATAAAAAAATTCTTATCGTTGATACAATAGAACCGAATAGGGATAGTTTTCAAGAGGTTATAACTCTCGCTCCCACAACAAAAATAGAAGAAGTAGCAAAAATTTTTGAAAAATGTTGATTTTTATCTTGACAAATTGGATTTTTAATATATAATAAGTATATCAAGTTGCGGCAAGACATTGTTTAGGGTTTGTAAAAAGGGCAATAAAAAATGGCTAAAAGGGCGTCAACGATGAGAAAAGAGTTATCAGAAATCCACGGGGCTAATCAAGAAGACGTTGCAAAAATGTCTGATGACGAAGTAAGGGTAAAATTTGAAGAGATAACAATGGAAGAGCAAAAAGATGCTCCTTCTGATCTGTGTTTGTTCTATGATAATGAAAAAGCAACGAAAAACGGTGTCGAATATGTAAAAATTAATGGATTGCGTCGTGTTGCTCAAGACAAAATTGGCACAATTATAGATCAACACATAGAAACTAGCCCGATATTTGAAGAAGGGAAAATGTCTGGAGCTATTGCTACCATGACTATTACATTTTTACAGGGTGATTTACGTAGAACATTTTCAGACGCCGCAGATTGCCGCCCATATTATAATTCTGGATGGGACTTCGGTAAATATAGTGTTTCTAGTGCTGTAACACGCGCAGAAGCAAGAATTTATCGTAAGGCTCTTAATCTTAATATCGTTGCCGCAGAAGAAGTCATGGACTCAGAAGAGGAAGAGGTTGTTACAAATAGTCAACCAACCACAGATCTACAGAAAAGAATTATTGAAAAATTTATCTCTGATAACAAAACAACACTAAAAGATGTTCTAGTTGCGATTAAAAAAGAGCCAGTAGACGATATTTCTTTGTTAAATTTTGAATCAGCTAGAGAAATTATTAAGTCGCAGACAGAGATTAAAGAATACCTTAAGGGAAAAGAGGTAAAATGAAAAATAAACACTGGTGGGCAATAATTTATAAAAAAAATGGAGAGATTTCAGGGATACACTGTAACTTTGCCCATATTTTTGTCACCAGAAAAGAGGCAAGAAGTATGATGAAAAACGGATACATAAGTTATAAATATTATAAAATTGTAAAACTTGTTCAGGAAAGTGCAAAATAATGATTATTTGCGTTAAATCTCTTAAAAAAGCAAAAACAAAATCTGGAAAGCAATATTATTCTTTTATTGCCAACGTTGAGGATGGTTCTAAAAAAGATGGAAAGATTTGGGACATCGTTGCTGAACTAAAAGAGAATGATATTATTAGCGCCATACAATTTAATGAAGAATCATACAATGGTAAAACACAATTAATTGTTAAAGACTATGAAGTTTTATCAGAAAAGCAATCAAAAGAATTTTCTCATTTGCAAACCGCCACAGCAATTAAGTTTGATAAACAAGAATGTTATTCATATATTAAACACATGATTGGCAAAATGGGGCGTTTTTCTAAGCTAGTTTTTGATATTATAAAAGACAATGAGGTTGGATTTTTAGAATCTCCGGGAGCGAAAGCAGTTCACCATGATTTTAGGGGTGGCTTGCTTTGTCACACCTACTATGTTTTAAAGACATGTGAAAAGTTTTCTGAACTTTATTCTGATAATATTGATGTAGAATTACTCTTTGCGGCGGCTGTTTTACATGATATTGGTAAAATTAAAGTATATTCATTTGAAAAAGATGGGACAATATCTAATACACTACTTGGGATATCCTTGGAACATCTTTATATTGGGGCTGAAACTGTTGAAAATTATATTTGTAGAAATAAATATGACTTAACACCAAAAGATGTTCTTATGCTTAAACATTGCATTTTATCACATCACGGGCAAAAAGATTGGGGTTCTCCTGTAGTTCCAGCTATCTTTACTGCGCAGTTGCTCCATTTTGCGGATAATATTGATGCTAAATATGGAATTTGGAAAGGCTCAATGTTTAATACCGATAAAGAACAAGTTTTTACAGATAGGGTTGTTTCTCTTGGTGGGGCAATTGTTATTAATGAGAAAATTTAGGAGAAAATATGATATTTTTAATTATTTATCTATTGTCAATTCCGAGTTGCTATATATTAACAAAAATTAGTAATAAATGTGTTTGTGGTCAGACCGAATGGACAATAGGAGACAGAAATTGTTTAATTGTAGTTTCTTTTATCCCATATTTTTCAACATTAGTAGTTTTTCTTGCTGTAACAGGTATTATTGTGTGCAAAATTAGTAATTGCGGAATGTTTTCAAATGATAAAAAGGCAAACTGGTGAAATGGAAAAAACAATAATCAAATGTGCCGGATGTGGAAAAGAACTTGCAATTCTCTATGTTAAAAAACAAGAGGAGCCGTTTAAAAGAGACATAATAATTAAATGTCCCTTTTGTGGAGACAAGTCTTTGTCAGTTATAATTTATGATAAGCCATTTTTAGGAGTAGCAGATGGTATAGTAGGTAATTTAGATCAAATTATTTTAGAATTAGAAGACGATGTTCAAAAAGAAGTTTATGAAATTTGTCTATATAAATAAGGAGTAAAAAATGGATAAAAAAGTAGAAATTTATTATGATTCTCAAGGGAAGATAACAGACAGAAAAGATTTTGCTTGTTCTGCTTATGTTAAGAATAATGATAAAGAATTTTATTTTTGTCTTTTTGAGTCTTTAAAACTTTATAATCCAAGAGAAGCTGCATTCAGAACAGGAAAAATAAATTCAAAATTAGAAACAGTATCTAAAGATTGTTTTATGGAATATTCTTTATATCTTAACACAAGAGACAAAAAACACTACGATAATGCGGTTATTTTAAACAAAAAGGCAAGGAAAAACTAATGAAAAACTATAAAAACAAAAATGATTATTGTGAAATTGGGGAAGAAATTGTGTGGTATATTAACGGAACTAAGTTTGATAGCCATGAACTTGCCGCTAAGTATTTAGAAGACATGTATAAAATTTCTAAAAAAGAAGCATCAAAATATCTTGAAGAACTTATGCTGGATGGAAAAGTAGACAGGGATATTTCTAAAAGCAATAGCAAAACCGGAATTTGGCAATCTATTGTCAATTTTTTTAAAGGAGATAAATAGTGGGAGAGTTTAGAAAAATAGTAAATGATATTGTTCGCAAGCATGTTAATGAATATTCTGGCGAAGTTCTTGGCAATGATAATCGGGCAAAGGTAGCTGGAAAAGGGGCGACTGCTGTTATTAAATTTTTCAAATCTGATATTTTTAGAGATGGAATTGTAAAATATTTGACCGAAGCAGAAATTCCCACAAGAGCGTCTACCCGCTCTGCCGATGATATTGTTGATATGATCGTAGCTCAAGAGTACAAAGAGATTAAAGAAGAGCCGAAAAAGAATAAAAATCCACAAAAAGTTGGCAGTTCTACTTGTGTTGTGGTAAAATTTGACCCCACAATCAAAGGTAAACCGATTAAAAAAGATTCTATAACACAAAGCATGACAATTCCTGATACTTATTTTGGGCCAGATGGAAACAGAAAATAAAATAGAAAGAACAAAATGGCTATTTTTTGTAAGTATTTAAAAGATATTTTATTTTGTGAAAAAATTATAGGAAAGATTTTTAGAGAGTCTTTTTTATATATAAATGGATATTGTTCATTAAAAAATGAAGATAAAAACATTATTTTTTATGAAGATTGTGGATGCAAAGAGGGAAAATGTGTTATTTTTAATGGAAAAGATGCCCCTGATTGGTCAAAAGATGCAATAAAAAATAAAAATAATTATTTTTCTATTGACACTCAAGAAATTCCTGCTATAATAAAGAAGAAAAGAGGACGACCAAGAAAGGAATAAGAAATGGGACATCAATTTACAGCTACTATAACAGATAATGAGACAGATATTGAAAGATCTTATTTGGTAGACTATGACAAAATAGATGGTCATAGGGGATTTTTTGGATATGATGGAGGGGAACCTCCTGAGCCAGATTATATTGAAATTAATTGGATAAAAGACTTACTTAGTAAAAAATACGTTGGCTTAGCCATAGAAGAAGAAAATGAAATATTAGAACAGGCAGAACTGGATTATAAAATTAAGGTGGATACAAATGATTAATTGCGAATGTTTGAACTGGGCTAGAATACCTACGGGCAATAGTAGAATAGATTGGGCAATTCACCATATTAATTGTGAAAAATTTGAGCCACGTAAAACATGGGTATATTCTGTTGATGGTGGGGAAACTGATTGGGTTATTGCAAAAGATGAAAAATCAGCAGAAAAAATTGCAAGACAACAAGGATGTAATTGTGACTGCGAACAAGATGAAATTTTTATTATAAAAGAGCTTTCTATACCAGAAATGATGCATATAACATATGATGACGAAAACGATAGAAAAACATATTCATTATTTGATCAACTTAGGAAAGACGATCACACAGAAAGACTTATTTGTTCTTCGGTATGGTAAAAATTTGCAGATGTAACCTAGCGACTAGGTGTTTGGTTTCCAACCAAAATTACGAGAGTTTGAATCTCTTCATCTGCTCCAGCAAAACTAACCCGTAACCCAACGGTAAGGTTTCTGCCTTTGACGCAGAATATGTTTGTTCGACTCAAACCGGGTTAAAATTTTTTAAGGATAAAAAATGAATAAAGAAGAATTAGATATTTTTGATAAATTAATAAATAATTTAAAAAATTGTAAATCAGAAATTGATTTTTATAAGTTTCCAAAAGAATATAACAAAGAACTTGATAAATTAATTAATAAATCAAAAGAGATTATAAAAAAATCAAAGCCAATTTTTATTGGATTTATAGGAAAGGCAGGTTCTGGTAAATCCACATTGGCAAAATTGTTTTTGATGAAATATTATGGCTGGGAACAAGTTTTTAAAGATATTGAACTTGAATATGTAGGTAATACTCTTAATAGTGACTTTACAGAGAAAAAAGAAAGAGAACTTATAGAAGATATCGTTAATTTTCATTTTTATGAACTTTTTTCTAATGATGATTGTCTTATCTCGTTTGCTGAACCAGTTAAGAAAATTGCAGTAGAACAATTTGGCTGGAACGGACTAAAAGATGATAAGGGAAGAAAGCTTCTTCAGCTAATTGGGACAGATGTTGGACGGGGATATAATGAAGCAATTTGGATTAATATCGCTCTTAAAAAATATAATGATATAAAAAAGCAAAATAATTTGATTGTTATTGATGATGTAAGATTTTTGAACGAAGCCAAATTTATTAAAGAAAATAAGGGAATTTTGGTAAGAGTTAATGGAAAAAATAATCAAACCGGGCAACATAAGTCGGAAACAGAAATGGATAGTATAATCGCCGATATTATAGTTAATAACGATGAAGTTGGTTTTGAACATTTAGAAAAAAATATAGATTATTTATATGATACAATTGTGGAAAAAGATGCAATTATTCCGTTTTAAGAAAGGTTTTTAAAGTGTCGAGTCCAGAAGAAAAAGCAAAAAGAGCGCGTCGTCGTGGTCAAAAGCACAAGAAAAGAAACAAAGCAAAGAAAATTGGCCGTTATGGGTTTGGAATTAAAGAAGAAAATATAGAAGAATGGGCTAGCTATAATTACGATCATTTGCAATCGTGCTCTTGCCCGATGTGCGGCAATAAAAGAAATAGTGTTTGGTCAAAGGGCGATGAAAAGTTGACTATTCAAGAACGTTCTGATAATGAAAAAATTAATGAAGAAATTAAAAATGAATGGAAGTATATTTAAAAATGATAAATCTTACAAAAGAACAAATAAATCAAATCCCTTCTGGAATATATTGTTATTCGCCAGAGAATGGAGATATTTGTCCATTTTGGTTTAAAAACAAGTTTAATTGCGGAGATTGTCACTTATTTGATGATAGCGAGTTTTATAACGGAGAAGAAGACGGTTGTTTTGATGCTTGTTTGCACGACCAATGCAAAAGTTGTGGAATAAATTGGCCTAGCGAAGAAGAAATGTTAGCTGAGTGGGAAGGAATCATAGGAGATAAATTTTAAATGGCTGAATTAAAAATTAAAATCAATTGTGGCAAAAAAACTTGTGGAAAATGCAAGAAAAAATATTATAATGGAAGTAGCTTCTATCCACATTGTTCTATTTTTGATTCACCTGACGGAGAGGGTAAAATATTGTTTGAAACTGACGATGGACAGATATTAAGACTTCCTGAATGCATTATGGCTGGGGATGAAGAAGAAAAAGAAAATAGTTACGATAAATATTATTTTGGGAAGAAAAAATGATTAACTATAAAACAAGAAATATAATTAAAAATTTAAAAAAATTGAATATAAATATGCAAAATGATGATATTTTTTCTGCAATCACGAGATTAGAAGAGTTTTTGTTAGTTTCAAAAGATGCATATAAAATTTTTGAAAGTGTGTTTGGTTTAACTAAAGAAGAAGAACAGGTATTAACAAAATTTTATATTTTAGCAGAGGATAAGCATAATTGTGATTAAATTTCTTGTTGAAGAAGACATGTTGTGTGATAAAGAAGAGCTAAAACAGGCAATTATTGAGTGCGGCTGTGAATACAAGGGAATTTCCAAAGAAAGTTTTGATACATTTGATCCATACGATATTTGGGATTCTGATGTCGTTTTTCTTGGTTCTTTAAAACTGGCAAAAATTGTTCAGGCAGAAACTTTCCACACTGTTTTTTGTGGTTTTAAAAGTTTTAAGTGTTCTGAATATTATCCATATTTGGCTAAGTATCTTTTAACCGACAAATGGGGGATAACTTCTGCAATTAATTTAAAAAACAATACAAATAAAGAGATATTTATTCGTCCAAATGACGGAGATAAAGTATTCACGGGTCATATTTGCAGAACAGAAAACGACTATCAAGAGATTATAGACTGCTATGAAAATCCATATGAGCTAGTCGTGGGGATGGATATAGTCGATCTTCGGCGGGAATGGCGACTTGTTGTAGTGGATAAAAAAATAATTTCAGGACAAATATATTGTGACTTGACAACCAACCTAGATTATACTATAATGCCACCAGAAGTTAAGGAACTAGGAGAGAAAATTATCGCAGAAGGATATGAACCAGATAAGTGTTGGACTATTGACATTGCACAAATAAATGACGATAAAGAGGTTAAATATGGTCTGGTTGAGATAAATTCTTTTTCGTGTGCTGGTTTATATGGTAGTGTTGAAGATATTAAGAATATTATTGGGGCAGTTAAAAATTTAATGGAAAACAAAAATGGATAAAGATATTGATTTTAACTATTTACTTTTAAATAAAATTATAAAAAGTTTTAAATATTATAATTATTGTTTTGATGGTGAATATTTTATAGAAGATAATAATATACAACATATACACTTAGAAATTATTAGTAAATATGATCAAATTTTTGATTTTGTTATGTTTGATAAAAAAAAGTATTTATGTTGTTCTTATACTTCTGAAACAATAAAAATAAATTGCGATAATTTCTTTTTATTTAAAAATGAAAAAATTGAAGAAAACGAGATGTCTATTTTCTTTTATGATTATATGAAAGAACTTGATAAAAAATTTAAAGATAGTCATTATAACGTATTTAATTTATTAAATTATAAAAATTTTAAAAATGGAGAATAGAGATGGATGCAAAAATAATTTGTGATTTTTTAAATTATCTTTTTCAAAAAGACAAAAAAGTTATTGAAAATTTAATTAATTCAAGAGTTTCATGTGGTAAAAAATTTATAGAAGATGATTTTGTTATTGTGACAGAAGACGACAAGGTTGGCATTATTGGTGTTTTAAATGGCCTTATTCGTTTTTCTAATTTAAAAGACACAATTCAAATAGTGGAAAATGATAGTAATGAACTTATTGGTTTTTCTTTAAGAGGAGAATAAAAAAATGGCTAAGAAAGAAAAAGTTACAGAAATTATTTGTGTTATTGACAAGTCTGGTTCTATGGACTGTGTAAAAGATGATGTTATTGGTGGATTTAATAATTTTATTGACGAGCAAAAGAAACTAAAAGATATTGCTAATTTAACTTTGACTCTTTTTGATACCAATTATGAAATTATTAATAAATCAAAAGATATTAAAACTATAGATAAGTTGGATAATAAAACATATTGTCCGGGTGGATGTACTGCGTTGTTAGATGCTGTTGGAAAATCAATTGACGAAGTTTCAAAGGGTATTGAATTGGATAAAAAGGGAAAAGTTAAACAAAAAATTCTTATGGTTATTGCCACAGATGGCCAAGAAAATTCTTCAAAAGAGTATAAAAAGCAACAAATTGTTGATAAAATTAAAGAAAAGAAAGAACAAGGGTGGGAATTTGTCTTTCTTGGGGCAAACGAAACTGCATTTTCAGAGGCGAACAACATCGGAATGAGTGGTTGTTTTACACAGGGTTATGCTACTGGCACAAGTATCGGGACACAATCTTTATACCGGGATATGTCAAATATTACTTCTTGTTATCGTTCTACTGGAAAAATTGATAAGGATATAAAATGAATAGTTTTGAAGACGGATTTTCTGTACTAGAAGGAAAAATAATTACAAAAATAGAGGGCGCAGAAAAAGACTCCGAAAGAATAACATTTTATACTAAGTGTGGCAAAAAGTATTTAATGTGGCATTGCCAAGATTGTTGCGAGTCTGTTTCGGTAGAAGATATTTGCGGCGATGTTGAAAATATTTTGGAAACTCCTATATTGACTGCATATAAAAATAGCAATAAAGATAATTCTCATCCTAGAGATTATGAATCTGAAAGCTATACATGGACATTCTATAATATAAACACAATTAAAGGCTCTTTAACTATCCGCTGGTATGGGACATCAAATGGGTATTATTCAGAAGAAGTGGATTTTGAGGAGATTAAAGAAGTAGAGTATGACAAAAAATAATGTATGTTTTGTAACCGTTGCCACAAACAAATATTTTATATTAGCACAAAACTTGGCCGAATCTATTAAGAAATATTTTTATAGTGGCGCAGATGTTATTGTTTTTACCAACAATGAAGACAAAACAAAAGAATTTGAATGGGTAAAATATTTTAAAGTAGACCATCGTCCGTGGCCGCAATCTTCCGCTTGTAAATTTGAGCACATACTGTCACAAAATGACTATTTCTCTCAATATGACTATCTTTATTTTATAGATGCCGACATGTTATTATGCGATTCTTTTTCGCTTGCAAATATTTGGCCTGATACTAGTTCCGGACTTGTAGGGGTTAAGCATCCTGCTTGGGAGAAATTTATGGGGCCAAGAGGAGATGTTGAAGAAAATCCTAATTCTACTGCATATATTCCACAAGAAATAAAATTAGATTGTTATTATCAGGGTTGTTTTTGGGGTGGGGAAACTGAAAAAGTATTAGAGATGTGTAAAGTTCTTAAAGAACAAACAGAATTTGATTATTCGCGTGGAATTAACACAAAATGGTTTGACGAATCTCAAATAAATTGGTATTTTGTATATCATAAACCAAGAATTTTGGGGTCAAATTATTGTTGCCCGGAGAAAGATTTCGCCCGTTATGGATTGTATTCGGATAATAGAATATTACATGTTCATAAAAATGCGGAGGAAATAAGGAAATTATGTTAAAATTTACTCCTCAACAGATAGAAGAATATAGTAACCGAGAAGATATTGTTTATGACAAAGATACTCAACTTATTCTTCAGCCACATGATAAATTTTCTATTGTTTTTAAAGATGGAACTATTTATTTTAATTACAATAAAAAATATTATTTTGATGTGTACAATATGTGTTCTTGTTCACAAAATGGTATTTTTTATATAAAAATACAGCCGTGGTATCAAGAAGCACTAGATAAAATGATGGAGATAGTTGCAGGAAGATCCACATCAATAAATACTATATGGGAAAATAAACTAAATAAAGAAGAAAAATTAGAAATACTTTGGAAATCTATTTTTGCACTTATGGAAATTGATGGGAAATCACCAAATACAGAAAAATTTGAAGAAATGTTTGAAAATAATAATGCTGTTATTAAATATAAAATTGAAAATTGGTATAAATTATATAAGGATAAAAAATGATTAAATTTTGTTTGGTTATTATAATGATGATTTTTTTGGTATTGTGTAGTTCTTGTAGTATTATTGGTAAAAATAGATGCGTTAAGCCAGACTTAATATTAGATAATAATTTGGTTGGCATTAAATTTGGGGTTGAATTCTAATGGATATGGAAAAAGCTGAAAAAATACATTCTTTATTTGCTGAAGCACTAGAATTAGAAAAACAAATATTTAATATCAAAGAAAAAAGATCTGTATTTGCTCTTTTAAATATAGAAATAGAAAATAATATCTATCATATAGATGAAAAAGATACTATGTATTACAGGATATTTGACTTATTGGTAGAAAAAAAGAAAAATGATCTTAATATTCTTATTGAAGAAATCAAACAAATATAATTTTAAAAGGATAGAATAATGGCAAAAACTAATGTTCTAGTTACTGGTGGTGCTGGATTTATTGGTAGTCATCTGTGTGAATTGCTTCTTAATAATAATTGTTCTGTTACGGCATTAGATAATTTTTCCACTGGAAAACGAGACAATGTTTCTCATCTTGTTTCTAACAACAAATTTACTCTCATAGAGGGTGACGCTACTGATTATAGTTTAGTAGAAAAATTAGCAGAAAATATTCAAGTAATTTATCATCTTGCCGCCCTCGTTGGAGTTAAAAAGGTGATGGATGAACCTATTAATACCATTGAAGTTAATCACGAAGCGACTAGGAACATTTTACGGTCGGCATTGAAAAACAAAGCAAGAGTTATTATTGCGTCTTCCAGCGAAGTATATGGAGCGAATCCTAATTTGGTTTTTTCAGAAGACGATATATGTATGATTGGCCCCACTAGTTATCGCCGCTGGTGTTATTCTGCTAGTAAACTACTTGACGAATTTCATGGATTAGCCTATTTTTATGAAAAGAAATTGCCAGTAACGATTGTGCGGTTATTTAATACTATTGGAGAGCGTCAAGCAGGATCATACGGAATGGTTGTTCCAACTCTTATTAAACAAGCTTTGGCTGGAGAGCCTATTACTGTTTTTGGGACAGGAGAACAAAAACGCTGCTTTACATATGTCAAAGATGTCGCAAATAGCCTATATCTTCTTGCATGTTCTAATAAGGCGCATGGACAAGTTTTTAATATTGGATCTACCAATGAAATATCTATAAACGACTTGGCTAAAAAAATAAAGCTTTTAACAAATAGCTCTTCTTCTATCGTTTACAAGGGCTATAAAGAAGCATATGGAGAGAACTTTAAAGACATTGAAAGAAGATATCCAGATGTTTCGCGACTATTAAACACAATAGGATATCATCCAGAAACTTCACTTGATGAAGCACTGCAAAAAATTATTGTTAGCATGAAAAATAAATAAACCAAATATGGTAAAAAAAATAAAAATGTCAAATAAATATAAGATACCTCTTGTCTATGATACATTTGAAAGCAAAGTTGATTTACGTGAAAAACTTGCTGAATTTATTAAAAATACAGACCGTCTAAGCATGAACGGAGAATGTATAAAATGCGAGGCGGCTTTGTCTAAAAAGTTTGGTTCAAAACATGCTGTTTTGTTCAATAGTGGTGGTTCAGCCAATTTTGCGCTCTTACAGGCGTTAAAAAACCTTGGAAAAATCAAATCTGGTGACAACGTAGGCTTTTCTTCTCTAACTTGGTCTACCAATGTATCTCCTATTATCCAAATGGATTTGAACCCTATTGCGATTGATTGTGAGCCGTTTAGTTTTAATATAGGGGTTGGTGCCATAAGAGCCGCTTATAATAAATATGGATTCAAGGTTCTTTTTATTACAAATGCGCTTGGTGTGTGTAACGATATCGAACAAATAGCCAAGTTTTGTTCTGAAAATGATATTATTTTGCTAGAAGATAACTGTGAAAGCCTTGGCGCGAAATATAATAACAAATATTTAGGTACTTTTGGATTGGCAGGTACACTTTCTTTTTATGTTTCTCACCAAATGAGCACAATTGAGGGCGGGGCGGTTCTGACCGGTGATAAAAAGCTCTATGATATGTTAAAAATTGTCCGTTCTAATGGCTGGGGGCGTGATTTAGATAAAAAAACACTTGACAAATTATGTTCTTGTGCTAAAATAGATCCAGATGAAACAGATTTTACTTTCTTCGATATCGGATTTAACCTTCGCCCAACAGAGATTACGGCATTTTTGTGTCAGGAACAACTTAAAATAATAGACGAGACAATTAGCGATAGAAATGGTGTTTTTTATGAGTTTATGAGCCAAAGTATTCCATATCGCTTTACCGAATTTATATATCCTAAATTTTATGAACAATATATTAATAGAAAATTAGATATTTCTGCGTTTTGTTTTCCTATTGTTTGTAAAAGCGAAAGAGTTAAAAACGAAACAGTAAAAGAATTAGAAGAAAAAGGGATACAAACTAGGCCAATTATTTCGGGTAATATAACAAAACAGCCATTTTTTAAGAAATATTGCAAAACAGAGTTTAATTTACCAACTACAAATTTAATCAATGATGGTGGATTTTATTTTTCATGTTCTCCATTTTCGTGGGGATGTGACAAAAATGGAGTTAATTTTGAAATATTTAATTATTTTCGAGACATATTGATTGATTTAGCCGACAAACTATCTTCTTAGGAGAGACAATGACAAAAGAAACACAGGAACTATTAAATCTATTTATTGCAATTAAAGAGCTTTCAGATCACAACAGATATGGACTAGATGCGGCTAAAAAGATAGAAGAAGTGGCATCAAGTGGAATTTTATTTGTTAAAACCTTCGATAAGAGCAAGCAAAAATGACATGTTGGTTTAAAAATTATAAAAATCTTAAATATGAAGAAATATTAAAATGGGAAAAGAATGTTTAAAAAAGTTATTAATTTTATAAAATATTTAATTATTCATAAATATTATGTTTTTCATTATGGAATTATTTTTAAAGTTCCAATAATAAATATTATTCTACATGATTTAAGTAAAATATTTAGTCTGACAGAATATTTGTATTACATAAAAACTTTTTATACCAAAGATAAAAGGAAAGAAGAATCAAAAGAAGTAGATAATTATGGCTGGTTAGAGCACCAAAGAAACAATAAACATCATTGGCAATATTGGATAATGTATTTTGATAATGGAGATTTTTTTCCATTAAAAATTCCTAAAAAGTATTTACTAGAAATGATGGCAGATTGGTGCGCGGCTGAAAAAACAAGATATGGAGTGGCCGATTATGATAAGTTTTATGAAAAAAACAAAAATAAAATGTTTATAAATAAAGAAACTAGAGAAGAAATAGTAGAAATTATTAAAAATATTGGAGAATTAAAATGATTTATGTTGATATTTGTGGCGGGCTTGGCAACCAAATGTTCCAATATGCCGCTGGACTTGCCTTGGCACAAAGTCACAACACAGAATTGGCTCTTATTTTAAGCAACTCAAGAGATTATCTCCATCCATATAGTTTGCCCAGTTTTAAACTTAGAGATTATAAAGGAGAGTTTGAAACTCCTAAAAATAGACTTCAAGACATCGGGCTGATGTATAACGATAAGTTTTTTAATATCAAAGACGGAGAAAGAATTTACGGTTATTTTCAAAATGAAAACTATTTTAAACACATCAAAAACTCAATATATGAAGATTTTAGACTTGATTTAGATGTAAAAAGATCATTAATAATGCCAAGTCAACATTGTTGCAGTCTTCATGTCCGCCGTGGCGACTATCTTAGTCCGGTAAATATCAAACGGCACGGTTGCTTATCTCTGGAATACTATAAAAAGGCAATAGAAATAGTAAATTCAAAAACAAACATCAAATCATTTCTTGTTTTTTCTAATGACGTAAAATGGTGTAAAGAAAACTTTAATTTTGGTAATTATACCTTTACCTTTGCAGAAAATAAGCCGGATTATGTAGAAGTTATACAAATGTCAATGTGTGACGCTCATATTATAGCAAATTCTACATTTTCTTGGTGGGGGGCATGGCTGAATAAGAATAAAAATGCCGTGGTTATTTGTCCCGGAAAATGGTACGCCGATGGGGCTAAAACAGATATTGTCCCTGAAAGGTGGATAAAAATATGAAACAAATAGTTGGGCATTCTCAAACAATAAATAAATTAATTACCCAAGCAAGAGCAGAAGGATTGATTGGCGAGTCTTGTAGTTTGTCTTCTTATTTTTCTGGATACGATATTATTATAAATAATTCTATGCTTATTAATGGTTCTTTTTCTAAAAAACAAGATAAAAGAAAAAATAAGCGCATACAGGCACGCAAAATAATTAGAGAAAAAAGAGCTAAAAAGATTCCTGATCCTAATTTTTATATTGTGGATTCAGATAGCTATTTAAATCAAGGAATTAAAAAATGGTTCGGCTGATAAAAAAACTAATATTAAAATTTTTAAAATGCCAATGTGAGCTAAAAGACATGGAAATTTTTAAACTTAAAAAGTTTCTTTTAGTTAAAGCAGATATTTGTTATATCTGTGGTGGAAAAGCTCCTTTGGGCTGGAACTATAGCGAACAAATATATCAACATTATTGTCTATCGTGTAAGAAGTGGTTATAAAAATGTTTAAATTATATTATAATTTATTATTTATTAAGTGTTTAGAGCTTATTTTTAAAATTAATTTTATTAATAAAAATTTAAATTATTTAAAGAGAAATAATGGCATATAATAAAAATATAGTAAATATTATTTATAAATTTTTAGAATATAGAGCAGTAGACAAAGAGTGTTTGTTATATATTTTTATACGCTATGGATATTCTGTTGCCGAACACTGTTGTGAATCAACTGGTTTAAAAAAAGATAATATAAATAATATTATAGATACATTAGTTGATATAAGAAAAATAGCCAAAGAACAAAAACAATATATCATCGCAGATTCTATAAGAGAAGATTTATTAAGTGCCGGAATAAAAATACACGACACAAAAGATGGAACTATTTGGAGAAAATTATGAATAACGAAGAATTTTATATTGATATGAGAAAAAAAGAAGCACTTGAAAAAGCAAAAGAATATGAGGTTCTTTTGAATCTAATCCAAGGAGATTATCCAGACATTAAAAGATATAGAGATAGAGACACAATTAGATTTTGTTCTACAAAAATCAATAATAAAGTTAATAATGTAGAAATTGAACATGGGAGTAGACTTTATAGTGATGACCCTCTATATGTTTGGACAAGTATTATAATTGATGGAGTAAGAGTATACTCTAATCCCCCTAATTTTTATATCGGAGAAGAAGACAGAGGTGGAGATTCTCCGATTATTGGTTGGCAAGAAAAACTTAGAAAAGCATCTATCCCTGATACTATAATTCTAAAAATTGAAGATTATTTTGAAAAAAATAAGCCAGAAGGAGATGAAGAAGATTATGATTAAAAAACTATTATGTTATATCTTCGGACACAAAGACAAAGAATATAATATCCACGGATTTAAGAATACAAAAAAAATAACATGTCTCCGCTGTGGAAGAAGTTTAATACGTGGAGGGGGTAGTCTTGGATGGATGTATTATAATATTAGTGATAAAGAAAATGACTAAAAAAGAATTTAAAATAATAGAATATTGGCAACAAAAAGTAAAAGATGCTTTTACAGAGGGATTTTCTTGTGGTAACGATAGATACAATTATAGTTCATGGGAACACTGCTGGAGCAAAAGCATGGCAAAAAGAGACAGAGACGAATATTTAAAGGAAAATGGTATAAAAATCAATCGTTGTGTGGATGATTTAATAACCGATGGTGGTGAGGTAAATGTTTTAAAAGGAAGAAGGATTAATTTAAAATGGTTATAGGAAATCCAAGAACAGGAGAAGGTGATAATATAAATATTGAAGATTTCAAAGAAAATGGATGGTTTAAAGGTGATAAAATAATTATGAGTAGGGCAAGTACAATTTGTAAATATATTAAACAAGATCGTGGACATCAAACCGGATGCGGTAGAAAAACTTTTATTATTCCGGGAAAGTGGAAATTTTGTCCATATTGTGGAGGAGTTATAGAACATGCTGGCTGAAAAGATAAGGACGCAATTGATAAATAATTTTAAAGCAGGGAGAGAGCTAGACAGATTACAAGATTCTTTTGTCGAATATACAAAAACAATGAGAGAACTTGTTAAGCAAGCATATATCGAAGGAGTTGAGGATAGTAAATATTTTCCTGATTTTGAACAAAGTTTTTCAAAACAAAGGCTTGATGTTTTAACAAAAGGATTATAATGCAAATATCTATAGAAAATGCCGAACAACTATATTTATCAAATATTAAAATGATATGCCAATTAGCTTATAATATCACAAAAAACAAAGAAAATGCAGATGATTTAAAGCAAGAGGCATATTTTATACTTTTAGATTCTATTAAGAGATTTGACCCATCACGCAATGTTAAATTTACTACCTATCTTAATTCGTGTTTACGCAAAAGTTTTAAAACAAAAATATGTTATAATAAAGCCGAATATAAAAGGTTCGACCATGATGGATATATTTTTAGACAGCAAATGATAAGATCTGATGATCGGGGTGAGTACTTTTATTCCAAATATAATAAAATTAAAGATATTATTTCTAAAAATTGTCAAGAAAGAGATAGAAAAGTTTTCAATATGTATTCAGATGGTGTAAATACTAAAAGAATAGCACATGAAAACAATATAAGTATACAAACAGTATTTAATATTTTAGAAAGAATAGAAAAAGGGGCCGAAAAGCTATTAGAAAAGGCATAAAATGCTTGTTTTTTTATCAGATATACACCTGACTGATGGGACATGCGGGAACACCATAAATCCGGGGGCTTTTGAGAAGTTCTCGGAGCAACTTTTTATAATGGCTAAGAAGGCTTCCGCAAAAGATGTGGAAGTCGTTTTTTTAGGTGATATATTTGATATAATTCGGTCTAGTTATTGGACTAACAATAAAAATATTGCAAGTGATGGTAAAAATATAGGGATTGTCCGCCCTTGGAATATAGATGGCGAAAAAGATATAGAGGGGAATGGACTTGATGAATATTCTACACGGATAATGAGAAAAATTTGCTCAAATCAAAAAAATGATGAAATCCATAATATTCTTGAGCAACTTAAACAAAAATTTTTGTTAGTTGGTATAAATATAAGATTTTCTTATTTGATTGGTAATCATGATTGGTTGGTAAATAAAACATTAATGTGCAGAAAAATGGCAGAAAACTTTTTATTGTTGGATAAAGACTGTTCAAGCATTGTCTTTAAAGACAATATGATTGATTTTGAGCATGGAGTTATTGCCCGGCATGGAGATATTTATGACCAGTTTAACTATGAAGGAGATAGGAAGAAATCCTCTCTTGGAGACGCTATTGTAATTGACCTTTTAAATAGTTTTCCTTTTCGAGTATGGGACGAATTATCTGACGCCCCTTCAAAGTTAATAAACGACCTCTGCGAGATAGATAATGTCCGCCCGATGTCAAATATTCCTGATTGGATACTCGGAGTTTGTAATCCTTATGGTAAAAAAATATTAAATAATGTTAAAGATATTTGGAATGATTTAGCTAAAAAATTTTTGAGAATACCATTTGTTTCTGACCATGATAGATTTTTAAGGTGGGATGCAGTAGATGCTCTTCAAATCGGGCTAGGAATATCAACTGTTTTGCCACTTCAGGTAATAAACAGAATATCTTTAGAAAAGATAATAAAAAGCTCTGATGAATATTATAAAAATGCCATAACAGAAAGCGAATTACTGAGAGAGGGAATCAGCCACGTTGTTTATGGACATACTCATTATCCGGTTATTGAACCATTAAATGTAATAAATAATAAAAATTTAATGTATTTTAACACCGGGACATGGAGAAGAGTCCACACCAAGACTAAGTTTGATGAAGATAAAAACAAATTTGTCACATGGGATGTTATGACATTTGTTGTTTTATACAAAGAAAGCGAGAGGAAAACCCATTCTTTTGAGGTATGGAATGGGTCTTTAAGCGTCAATTAAGTTTTAAGGGCTTGTTTAGCAAGAATTAACCTATCGGCGTCAGACAGCATTCCATAAGAACAAGCGCGAATCTCATTTTTTCCACATTTTTCAAGTGCTTCTTTTGCAATCATAGTGACTCCAGATGCGTCTCCGATTTCGTCTGCGAATAGCGCCTGATGTTTTATAATAAGTTCCAACGCCATTCGATATTTAGTCACTAATTGTTCTAATTTTTCAATTTTTGTGTCTTGTATTTCTGCTAATTTTTTCCAACCAGCATTAGCCCCTTCTAACATTCTAACTACAGCTTCGGCTCGAATTGTGCGAACATGAGCGCCACAAGAACATATGTGTTCAGTTACATTAATTTCGCGGCCACAAACTGGACATGTCGTAGGCATTATTTTTTACTCCGGTTAGTGATGTTTATTATATTAATAATACTACAAATAAGTATAATAATTAAACATGTAAAATTAATACAGGTCAATATATCAAATAAACTCATTTTTATTTACCTTTTTCTTTTTACTTTCTATAGTCTCAACATCTTCTGACCCACAATTAATACATTCTATTTTTTGTTCTTTTACGCCATATTTTGTTGTTTCAAATTCTTTACCGCACTGATTGCACTTTATTTGTATTTCGCCGCTCAAAAGTGTTCTCCTTATTCTATTTTTAAAGAAATGTCTTTTTCTTGAAGATATTTTTTAAGTTCTATTATTTCTTGGGGATTATCTGGAATTTTTGTCCAAAGAGGATAATGTTCAAGAGAAGCTTGTTCTTGTTTTGTAAATAAAAACCACATATAATTATTTGTTGGGCTACTTCCATAATTAACTATTTTGCATATAAATATATCATTCTTATCAATATCATAAACTAATACTGATATTCCCGCACTTGGTAATTTTTCTATTGTTTTAATCCAATTAATCATCTTTAATTCCCTTTTTGTAATTTAATCCAAATAACTTTCTGATAATCCATTGCTATACCATCTTAGAAATTTTACTACTGCTAGATGAGGAGAAGCAGCACTAACTTCTTTTTTCATTACAGGAATATTAAAAAAAATATTTATTTCCGGTGGATTATTTTCAAATTTTTCAGAATACCACGAATATATATGTTTTTCCTCAAGAAGTACCTCTATTTGTTGTTGGTATCCATCTAAATCACATCTTTCTTTATTAGCCCATAATAATATTTTATAAATCATAGGTTATTTTGTTCCTAATTTAAAATAGTTTTTCTTATTTTTTCTCTGTTTTCTGTTAATTTTAATTTTTCTTTTAAGTTTTTTGTGTTCTTTTTCTATTTTTTTGTAATAATCAAGCTGATCTTTTGATAAAATAAAAGTTGGATTATTTTTATGGTACTCGGCTGAACTTTTTTTAGATTCCCTGATGGCTTTTTCACTTCCGGGGCCATTATCGTACCAATCGGCGTAGCTTTGATAATCTGATTCGTGACTATCATCCATTTGTTTTCTCCTATAATTGTTAATACCCAAGTTTTCTTATTGCGTCACCAATTTGTTTTAAATAAATACTTTCTTTTTCTGGCAAAGTTATTGCTTTTTCTAAGCTTCCATAATGCTGTTCTAACACCTGTAGAAGTATTTCTTTTATTTTGTCTTCATTTGGCCGATGTGGAAGAGTGCTTTTTTGATAAAGTTCTTCAAGATATTTCTCTTTTTGAGCAAAGAAATCTCTTACTTGTTGTTCAGTCCAGTCGCCCCGCCGAATAGCTTTATATGTTTCACTATCTCGTTGAAGGTCTAAGTCGCCAGTAGCTAATATTTGTTCACATTCTAAGAGAAGTCTTACTAGATGGTAACCATACTTTCTGTCCCATTTGTTTATTTTTATATCTTCATATCTATTAGAACCTTCTTTTGGATTTTTTGTTGCCATTTTATTCATTTGTGAAAACGAATATCCGCGAAAAGAAGAATATGCTCCTTTGTGTAAAAATTCTTTTCTTCTATCTCTAAGTATTTGTGCCGTTTGGGTGCAATGGATAACACATTGTTGCGGCACAAATAAAACGTCTAAAATATTTGCATTATTCTTCATACAAAGTTGAACAAATTTAATAATACTATATATGGTGAAATCATATTGTTTTTGGTCGTCTTTTACATGGTGCTGTTGCCAAACCTCAAAGCTTTCTGGAGGATTGCCAAATCCATGAATATATCCATTTAAATGAGGGAAAACAGTTTCTTTTCGAGGAAAACACCATCCTACGATATCATCATCGGATTTATTATTTTGATGGCAACCATATGCTTTGCTTCCAGTTATGGCTAAATAATGGACATTTGATGGGAGCCAATTAGGCGGAAATATAAGTTTTTTATCAACTAACTTTTGTAGATTCATATTTTTTTAAACTTTCTTTATAATATAAGTCTATTTCTTTTGTAGATAGATTTTTCCAATTTTTAAAAACTTGGGGATTATTAAAATTATTTAAATAAAATCTAATTCTAACATTTAATATTACTGAACCATCTTGATTAAATATTGGTAACTCAGGCAGCATAATATATGCATCGTTTATTTTATAACATACCTTATTCCACTTTTCGTTAAAGCCAAATTGTTTATCATCCCATTTCCATTTTGGATTTCTGTTTACTTTTTCTCTATCATATATATTTATCCCTATATTATCCCACCAACAAGATTCTCCGTCTTCAATACTTTCAAGTAAATATTTAGGATAACAATTATTATCATTGATGTCTATTACCCATGATAAATACCATTTTGAAGGGCTGGCACAATTTATAGAAACTAAATCCCCTTTTTTAACTTCTGAATGAAAAATATCACTTTCCCAATCTTTTTGGCTTATAGTTGGGAATGATAATAACGCGCTTAAAATTTCTAATTTTGCTTTTGTTTTCATTTTTTTTTACCGATAATAAGATTTCCCTACACCAGAACGCGCTCCAATAATATTTACTATTCCTTTTTTCATTCCAGGAAAGGAAAATTTTGTCTTCACTAAAAAGTTTTCATATGTTTTTTTAAGATAATAGCTCATATACATATTTTCATCCATCGTTGCATTATCTAATTTTATATTATACGATAATAGTCGGCTAATGTCAAGAAGTTTTTGCTTAATTCCTTCGGTTTTACCAGTAAAATTTATTTCTCCCTGATATCCCACAATTTCTTTGAGAAGAAACACTAATTGTTTTATCGAAATTGCCTGCCCGCGCCCTACATTTATGTATATTTCTTTATCTATAATCCTCTTTTCAATAATATCTACAATAATTCTAGCGGCATCTTCAACATATAAAAACTCTCTTTCGGCGTTTCCCGTCCCTAAAACATCTAAACCTGGAAGATTATTTGTTTTTGCGTCATATAGTTTTTTAATTAGTGCTGGAATTACGTGGCACTTCGCGGGGTCAAATTCTTTTTCTTTGCCAAAAAGATTACATAAACAGATATTTAAAGCCTTAAAATTTATAATCTCGCTTAGTTTTGTCAAATCTTCAAGTAGAATCATCCCTTTGCGCTTTGCTATGGCGTATTTAGCGTTTGTGGGTTCTGGTTCTCCTTCGTAGATGTCTTGTTCTTTCATAGGTTGGGAGCAATCCACAGGGTAACAGCACGAACTAGACATAAAGTAGAATTCTTTTACTCTTTGCGCATAAGAAGCCTTAATTATATTGTTTTGCATTGTAAAATTTATATTATAAAAATCATCGGCGTTGGTAATATTATTAACGATCCCGCCCACTTTTGCTGCACAGTGTATAATAATTTCTGGATTATTTTGTATAACATACTTAGATGTGAGATAGTGTGACATTAAATCAAGTTCTTTGGAAGTCGGGGTTAGAACATTTTTATAGCCACGGCTGGCAAGCTCTTCTTTTATGGATGAACCGAGCATTCCAGAAGCCCCGGTAAGTAAAATTGTTTTATTTTTCATTTTTAAATTCCTATTTCCTTTTCCTGATCGGTACAAATTCTCCCCTGCGGAGTTACTGTAACCATATTTAACGATATAAGTTTACGTTCAATGTCTGATACATCTTTAATCCCGATATCCATAATAGCCGCGATAGACTGTAGACTAATTGGGCTTTTTGCTCCTCTTACTATATTATAGTACATTTTTTCTGATTGTCCAAGACCATTTTGGTCGATTCCATATATTTTAAAGAATTTTTCTATAATTTCTTGTGTTATGGTTGTTGTGTTGTCCAAAGATAGATAGGAAATTAACATTTCTGTGGTTTGAGTTACTTCTCGCGCCGACCAACACCGTTTGCCAATCTCTTTAACTGATTCATTATTTGATAAAATCCCTGCTTTTTTAAGAATATTTGCCGCAATTATTGTTTTTTCATCTTCTTGATAGTTAATAAAGTCAACTTCAGTTAGTCGTGATTTGAGAGCCAGCGGCAATTCTCCGGCGCGATTTGTCATAAATACCCACGAAAGAAAATCGTTTTTGCCAGTATTTCTATTAACAATTTTTGTTGTAACCGGATAGCGGCCATTTTTATAAGTTATTTTATTTTCACTAATTAAGGTTAAAAGAGAGTCGCAAACTTTTCTTTTTAGAGCGTGGGCTTCGTCAATTCCAATTATAATATACCGTCTTGTTTTATATAGTGCAAATTGACCAACGGCTTTTTCTATATCGTTCATTAATTCGCTTATGCTATCAAGGGTACTGGCGTTTATATAAACCGGAATTGAAAATGTCTCTTCGCATAAACTATGGAACATTTTTGTTTTGCCAACACCTGCGCTGCCGCTGAATAAAAAATTAGGAAGTTTTTCATTGTTTTTTTGTGAAGCTTTTACCGATATCTCTAATCTTTGTTTAGCTATGTCGTTTCCGATAAAATTATAAAACATTTTGCTCCTTAGAAAACTTAACACTGCATAAGATAAAAACTATCGCTGTCGTGCTGATTGCCATCGTCGTCTATAAAGAAAGAAACTTCTCCAATATGTTTAATTTGAAGTTTTCCTATTACATCAATTCTTAATAAGCCTGTTTCTACATCAATATCATATAATGGCCACTCTGTTTTGTCTCCTAAAAACCTAACCAAAAAAGGCTGAGGAAGACTATTAATATAGTTAAGATCTAATTTATCCATAATTTTTCTCTGGCTTTTTCAGCAAAATTATCTGCCTCTATTCGTGCGAGCATCCTTTCCCAAAAATGATTTAAATTATGTCGAATATTAGAGAAATCTCTTGGGTCAATTTTTTCAAATAATTTATATTCTGGACAATTTTTCATTTCGTTGCCTCCGCAGAAAAAATAGGATACATCTTTACAAAAAACGCAATAAAGTTTACGGCTACCATGCCCGCACATATAAAAGAAGCGATAACCCTATCTGGTATTTTAGGGCGTTTTGTATATTCGTCAAGCTCTACAAAGTATATATCCTGTATTTTGCAGGCAGGATAAATATACATCGCAAAATTCAAAATTGCTGCATGAAAAAATAGCGGGTAAAAACAGTATGGGCTTGCTTTAATCCATTCTACGCAAGCATTATTTGTTGCGATATATACAAGAGCATACTGAATAAATATGCCACCCGCTACCATTATCCAAAACTTCATTTCATTTCCTCCAAAAGCGTGGTGATTTTGTCAATTTTTAGAGATATACCAAGTAATATCCCTAATACAATAGCTCCCCATATGTAAGATATGCCATTTTTATAGTCATCGAACAAATCCATTTTTTATCCTTAGTTATTATTTTCTATTTTTAGGCGGCGGTTCCAGTAAAATAAAACATTGTCTTGTGTTTTACCATACATTGTTACATTGCAGTGTGTACACTTTGCGAAGAACCTAACATCACCGTTTTGGTTATATGGTGATGAATTATCTCCTGTTGCTATGATACTGCACCCGCAAAATGGACACAATTTGAGTTTAGTTTTGATTGTCATTTTTATTTTACTTTTTTATAAATTATTAAATAATCGTGCATCCCATAAAATTGGGGAATTTTTATTTTTTCAATTTTTTCACACTCGTTTTCAAAAAAGTTAAATAAACTATTATTTCCACAGCAACCGCCAATTTCTTCTCCAATATAACAAATTATAGTTCCAGCGGCAAGCATTTTTACACATTTAAATGCAGCATTTTCTTCATATGGAGGCCACGACATTAAGATTGTAACAGGATTCTGGTTATTTGCTTTCGCCCATGTTGTGCAGTCTTGTTCTTCTATGAAAAAGTGGCTAATTTGATGTCCAAACTGATTGTTTTTCCCAATTCTATTGTCAATTGCGGAAACTTCCATTCCTGCATCTTCTAAATTTTTTGCCCACCATCCAGATCCGGCCATGATATCTGTTATTTTATTATCTAAAGAATGCTTTTTAATCGCATCAATAGCTTCTTTGCACGGAATAGACCACGAATATTTGCGGACAAAACTTTGCCTTTCTTCAAACCCTGTAAGACTGTTTAATAGTTCGCACATTTTATGTTTTATCTGAGAACACGACATTTTTGGAAAATCATATGCTTCTTTGATAAAATTTTCTATTTTTTGGTTATTTTCTTCTTTTGTTTCCATTATAGTTTTTCCTCAAATAATGATAGTTCTTTCTAGCGATTTGAAGAGACGGATTTCCAGATATGCTTCCGATATCTTCTTTTGCCGCCGCCTCATCTTCAATATAATAAACTTTAAGACTGGGCAATCTAATTTCGTTTTCTTTGAGAATTCTTAAAAACGTATCATAATATCTATTGGCGACAATATCTGTATCGTGGGGCAACCAAAGAAGAAATTTATCAATTGCCGAAGATAAGTCTATACGGTCTGTTTTTTTGTTAAATTTCTCATAAAAAGCTGGGACATCTTTAGACTTATTCTCAACAAGAACAGTAAATTCACCAGAATAATCAAAAAGAGTATTAGTAGAAATGGCCGAAAATTCCAAAATCTTATGATCTTTTGAAATAATTGTGGCAAATATTGTTATATTTTTTGGCTGTTTTGACATTTTAGGTGCTTTCTTTAAATATTTTTTCAATAACAATAGGGATATTTTCCCAGTGTGCTGATGCTGATCGTGGGCCACCATCTAATCTTTTAGTTGCTTTTATTTCTTTATTATATGGGTGCTCTATTTTTATAACCTTTATTCCGTTCTTCATATATAGGTCTATTATACTCGGTTTATCTTCAATTACAAGAGAAATATCATTATTTTTTGAATATTTTATCTTTTCTTCGTCGGTGTTACAGAAATATATGCCTGTCATAGGTAAACCATCACTTAAAATTTTCTTCAAGGTTGGCCTAATTCCTTCATGTGGGCGAGATGTTATGTAATGGATATGATAGCCCTGCGACTCTAATAGACAAAGCCCCTCTTGTGCGTATGGATAAATATCAAGAGATTGATACATTTTGTTGTCAACGAAACACTTAAACACTTCTTCGGTGATTTTTTTATCAATGCCCAAAGATTCTTCATAAAACCAATGGGTTTGGTCATAATAACCATAATTGGTTCCAAGCCGCAGATTAAGCATTGCTAAGAACTTAGAGCCAAAATCATAGACACAGCCGTCTAGGTCAACACCTATATTTTTCATACACTTTCCCATTCTTCGTATTTTGTAGTAAGTGATCGATATTCTTCTGGTGCTATTTTACCACATTTTTTACAGGCAATTTTGGGAATAACATTATTATGGAAATTTTTATCGTCGTAGCCATATCCTTCTTCAGTGGCTCCACAGTGTTCACACTCATAAATAGCAGTAAAATCTCTTCTGTCTTGACTAATTATTTTTTTAATTTTCATTTTATTTAGCTCCACATAAAAGACAATCTCCGGGGAAATGACATTCTTCGCACTCTAAAACATCCCAGTATCCATTTTCTTTGTCGTTTTTAAGTGCTAAAAGCAACTTTTTATATGGAACACTAGAAATTCTATCCATTTTTTCTCCAAACAATACAGAAGATTTATATACCAGAAACATTGAGCTTATTAGAAAAAATATAGAGACAAGTAATGGAATTGCTGCCAACCAGTCAAACCCAACATATGCGCAAAAAATTCCACAAAAAGCACTTATAAAAGCTAAGATAAAATTAAGGATAGAAAGATATTCTATATTTTCAGACTTTTCTTTTAGCTTTATAGATGTGATTGTTTTTATGTCCATTTACTTCTCCTCATCTATAAACCTGTTGTTTGTCCAGCCACTTCCGAAGGGAAAATATTTAAAAAATACTTGTTCGACCATTACTGTTTCAAGCCAGCGCTTTTCCATTATCCCATCATAAAGTATTTTAACTGGAAAAAATGCAAACCACTTTTTAATTCTTTTGGTTCCAAATTCTGGTGTTTTGCTACGCATATAAAATTCCTTATTAAATTTTTATATAAATATCAGCCCATTCTATTGTTGCGGCAGAAAGAGGAGTGCTTTCATCTGCTATTACTATCCATTCTTGGTTTTCTCCCCAATCTATTGTTCCTTTTTCTGTTTTTATTTCAAATTTAAACTTTAATTTTGAATTATATTCTTCAACTAAGGGTAATATTTCTTTAATTGTATATTTTTTTAAACACAAAACACACCCTCCATCTCCTCCTTTTCAAATTCCATTAGATTCGACTGGTTCATTTTCAACCTTAATTTTCTTCTTTCTACCACCTCTTGCACCGTAATATCTTGCCGAATAGCAAGTGAGAATTTTCATAATATCCTCTGCCAATTCTTCTTCGTATTTCTTGTTTTTCACTTCCATTATTTCAACTGTGATTTCAAGATTGGTAAATATGGCATCAAGATATTCATAACCAAATCTGGCAAGTCTATCTTTGTATTCAATCAGAACTCGTTCAACTTTACCTTCAAAACACATTTTGATTAACTTGTGTATGCCGTTTCGCTTCTCGTTTATTCCGCTGGCAATCTCATCAATCAAAACATACTTATAACCTTTGGCTTCTGCGTGTTTTCTCAACCTGTCTTTTTGCCGTTCAAGGTTTTCTTTCTGCTTTGCGGTTGAACATCTCGCATAAATCACAGTCAACTTTTCTTGTTTTTCTTTCTCAACTCCCATATAAGCGTCTAAGTCTTCCTGACGGAAACGCCTATGCCCACCAGTAGTCTTGAAAGACTTTATCTTTCCATTGTTGGCAAGCGTCTTGAGCGTGTTGATTGATACCCCAAGATATTCGCTTGCTTCTGTGATTTTATAGATTTTCATACTTCATTACCCCAAACATCCCAACCGTCTGTCTTTTGCCGAGCAAATAATTCTATTCTGCTTCTATCCCCCAAAAGTTTTATTATTCTGTCTCTAACTTCTTGTGGTTTTTTGCTGTGCTTTGTTCTCTCTGCCTGAACAAGTTGTTTTATGCTTTTATCAACTCTCCAGCTATTCGGCTTACCTTTTATACCAAGCAGACAAAGCTCCACATTGCCCATTGTCCACCTTCCTAAATTACTGACCAATATTCCGTTTTTAGTGTATTTACTCCAAACAAACGCTATTGTTTTATACTTAAACCCCCAATCTTCTAAAACTTTTATACCTTCATCAAGTAGTGGACTTGTTACCCATAAAAATAAACAGGCATCTTTTTCTGCTAATTCACCTACGGGTAATTGACTTATCCACTGTTTACTCTGTGTTTCATATTCGTGGTCTAAGCTAAAACTATGTCCAGCCATTTTGTCGTTATAACTCCAAGGTGGATCAGCATAGATAATTTGATACTTCTTATTTGGAAATGGTACGTGTTCCATCTTCCAACTCCTTAACTAATTTTTCGTTTGCGTCCACAATCTTCTGCATATCCTCAACGGATATTTCTTTTTCCAAAGGCTCGAAGAAATAAACCTTCTCGTCCTCTGTCTGGAAATACTCTTTCGTTACCTTTATGACTTTCATCTTTCACTCCTTAAATATACTACATTTAGGGTTAAAAAGCAAGTGATTTTAACCGATTTCTTTTGATTTTGTTGGATTTTCATAAGCAGTTAAAACCTCCTTGATCAATACATGTATTATACAAAAGATCAATTACTTTTAACAACCATTCTTTTTTTGCTGTTCTCATTTTTATTCCTCCAGATATATAAGGACGATTTCTTTTGTTCCAATATCTACTGTGTTTTTAAATGCAAAATTAATAGATTTATTACTATTATTTTTGATAATTTTTTGTATTTTATTTATCATGTTTTGAGTTGGTTTTATTAAATATTTTGGCATTTTTATGTCTATTTGTCTGTTTAACTCCGCATCAATATATGGCAATATACTTTTTAGATAATCTCTACAACTTTTTCCAGCCTTATCAACCGTATCTGCTTTAAAATATCTGTCTTTTTCATAATTATAGTTTCTTATCTTTAAAATCGCCCCAGGTTTAAAATCTTCTGGTCGTTGTTGGTAGCAATGGAATCTAATATTGTTTTTTGTTTCAAATTCACTAATTGGTTCAATTTTCATAATGGTCTAACTCCATAAATAAGGATAAATATCAATAATTATATGAAGAATTTCTTTTTTGCGCCTATTTATTTTTGATTCTACGGTGTTAAGAGTTAAATTTCCAATTTCCCAATCAAGAGTTCTTTTTGTATTTAAATCTTCAAGCCGCATTCCCCCATAAAGAATCGTAACTTTGTCGTCAAATTCTTTTTCCAATAATGGAAGTTCTATAATTTTAAAATGCAAAATTTCAATTATATTTTCACGATATTCGCTGTCACTAAACCATTTTAGCCCGTCTTGTTTGTCTCTGGCAACAAAATCTTCAACCGCCTGTAAAAGAACAGCCGGGATTAGGTCGCACGGCTCATAATATTCTCCAGCAGGGAAGCCCGATGGAAGATGGTTTGATAGCCGCAAGCGGTTTTTGATATTATAATAGAGTTTTTTAATATATTTTAGCATGAAAAACCTTTTAGTTCCCCTATAAAAATTTTTGTAACTTTCGCTTCTTTTGGATTAACTAAGGCTGATTTAGCTTTTCTTGCATCTTTTCTAGTTGTGAAAACATTAACAGTATTTATAAACATTGTTCCAAAAGGTAAATAGTTTGTACCGATTAAATTATCTTTTTTGCAAACCAAAGCCCAAAAATAACCTGATTCCATTTTTAACCTCCTTAAAAGACAAAAAACCTGTCTATATTTGCCATCTTTTGCGGACTTTTACCGCTGACTTCCGGTATGCTAAGACAGGAAGAACATCAACCGTCATTCAGTTTATCGTTTTAATTATATCATAAAATTTCGTAATGTCAATACAATTTTACCAAATATTTATCTCTGGAAAGCAAATTTTAAATTCTTTTTCAGTTAAATGTGTCCACCAGCTATATATTTCTCCATGGTTGAACATAACTGCAATATAACCTTGTTTTGGTCGGAACAATAACTCTTTTGCTTTACAATATCCAACGGCATATTTTCTAATGGTGTTTATATTTTTTGAAATTGAGAAATAACGGTGCTGGATATTAAAAATTTCTAAAATAGAGCCACTTTTCCACGAAAGCCAATCAAAATAACCCGGATCAAGATGTTTTATCGTGTAATTCTTCATATTTATTATTATAATCCCGGCAAACATCTAAACAGTTTTTAATACAAATTGGATCAGTTTGACAATTATGGTTCTTAACCCAGCTTTCTCTCTGTGTTCTAATATCTTGACCAATTTTCCCAATAGGATCGCCGCCTTCCCTCATGTGAATAATGCACGGAAAATGATATCCTCCGACACAAACCATATCGTCAAGGCCAAGCCAACACCGATTACAGTCGTTCTTTTGTAACCCTCTAACGTGTTTTCCGCTGTTTATGTTGTTAATTCTATATTTTAGAATTTTATGCTTGTTTAAAATTTCTTCTGGCAGTTTGGTTAAAATAGAAAGAGCTTTATTGTACTGAGCAGAAGGAATTACTCTAATATCAGAAACACCAAGAGAATCAGCGAATAAAACATACTCCAAACACTGGTTGATATTTTCTTCTGTAAAAACCATGCCCACTGTAACATATGTTCTTTTGCTAAGATATTTAATTGTTTCAATTACTCTTTCCCAAGCCCCACTAACCCCTCCGGCCATTTTATCGCCAATAGAGCAACAGCCAGAATCTAAAGAGATAGAAAAGTCGTTTACCCCTCTGTTAAATAAATCTTCATATAACGAGATATCTGCGCTTCCATTGGTTGAAATTGCGATTCTTTCTACTTGATTTCCTTTACAAAACGAAACTAGATTACCTAAATATTTGTAGATGGTTGGCTCGCCACCAGAAAACCGTACATTTTTTAGTCTATTTTGACACCATATTTCAAGGACAGAAAGAGCCTCTTCTTCTGTCATATCTTTAGAAAAGTCAGGTCTAAGCCCACGGCAATAGGGACATTTAAAATTACATCTGCCGCCCAAGATTAGTTCGCATCTTTGCAAGGGCGAAAAGATTGAGGAAGAATTCGCCCTGTCGTCTGATAGTGTATAAAATCCAATGTTTTCAAGCTTCATATTTCATCCTTCAACCCTAAAAGATGTGTACTTGCGGAATAACCTTCTAGAATATTCCCATCTGGTCTAAATTTGCGAAAAAATGATTCTCTTTGTTTTTTATCAGTAATAATACTTTTGTTGTTTCTAGCGGCGAAAATAAATCCCTTGATGTCTTTCGGCACAGATTCGTCCAGCCCAAGTTCTTTATTTGACAAATCTTTTGTTTTTAGCCCCCATATTCCGATTTCCATTAACAAATCTTGCATTTTTTCTGACAATAAATCACGAATTTTATCAAAATCTTTATAAAACTCTTCTGGAATTTGTTTGCGAATTTCTAATAGGTTATCTTTGGCCAACATTGCTTCCCATATCGCTATTGGAGTAATATTTGACACAATTTTATGTATGCGCTTATATTCCTCACCTTTTATTTTAATGCGATAACCGTTTTCAAAACGGACGACAAATCCTTCGTTGTTTTTATCAAGGATTTTTGCGGCGTTTATTATCTCTTCTATATTATTAAAAGAATAAGAAATAGCATCTTTACATTCTATAATATGAGACAACGCCGGAAGATGGTTATACCCAGTTTCTGTCCCATTTTCGCTAAAGCATGAAAGAATAACCAGCCCCTCATAATTATATGAAACAACAATTTGGTTTGCTTTATATATGGCTTCAAAAATATATGTTGTCCCTTTAACAAGGGCTTCTTCATCATATTCTTTGAATTTTTCAGTTGCCCATTTACCTTGTTCTGAATAAAAAGAACCTTTAGTGGTTAAAATCCAACGATCTTTATACCAAAAACATATAATCATCGACCCATCAAGTTTCTCAAACGCTGAGAATGGTTCATTCGGTAAATCGAAATTCCCTAGTTCTCCATAATTAAAAAACTTCTCAAATGGAGTTGCTACAACCCTTTTTTCTACAACATCTAAAATTAAGCCCCGCGCCATTTTAGTCCAGACATTCCACGCATGGTCGTATGTACATTTATTTGTGTAGTGATATAGCTCTAAATCCCCCATTTTTGAGACAGAGACGTTTTTATTTGCGATTTCAAGCTGTAAATTATCGTAAATTGTTTGATAATCGTAGAGCCGCGCCGGGTGAATATACATTTAGTCTCCTAAAAAATCTTCAAATATGTTATTATTTTCTTTACTTTTCTTTATTCTTTTTAATATTTCGTTTAGTGTTTCTTGGTCTAATTTGTTATATCTAAAACTTTTCCATCCTTTTTTATTAAGGATATTTAATGGGAGAGGACACTGTTTAAGGAATTTTCTGTTTACCTCTAAAAGATGTTCGTGTTTTTTAAATTCTGTCTCTGTTCTTTGTTTTATATTTTTAAAATATGGAGATAAATTATTATTAAAATCGCAAAGAATCTCTTGTAAAACATTTTCTACATATAAAGAATATTTTTGTTCATCCATTTTTATTTTTAAATTTTTCTTTAACCTCTTCAATATTTAAAGGAGTAAAATTATTAGCATCAACACCAACATCAAGAGAATTTATGGGTGGATTCTTCAATTCTCCATGACAATGCCCAAAAAGATGAAACACTCCGTAATGTGATCTGTCCCAACTTAAATGAGGAAAATGATTTAAGTAATAATTGTCTTCGCTTACCGTTAACATTTTTCCTTGATATTTAGAATATACTTCAAAAAAATTTGCAGAAACTACAGATTTCTTATCATGGTTCCCACGAATTAATACAATTTTTCCGTTTAGTCTATTTAAATATTTATTTGTTTCTGCTGTGTTTTTTGTAAAAGAGAAATCCCCTAAATGATAAATTATATCATTATTTTTAACTTTTTCGTTCCAATTTTGCATTATAGCTTCATCCATCTCCGGGCAAGACGGAAATGGCCTATTACAATATTTTCTTATATTATCGTGGCCAAAATGAGTGTCTGAGGTTACAAATATTTCACTCCTCAATTTTAATCTCTTCTGAAACAATCCATTGATTTTTCTCTATTTTAATTGTACAAATTATTTTTCTGTCGCCGTTTTTTAATTCCCATTTTCTTAGAAGCATTTCTTCCAAGAAGTCAACAGCAATATTTGGGTTTTTAGTATATACTTCTGGCTTTTTTGCGCTTTCTGTTTCTTCTGTCGCTGATATTTTAAATATTACCAAAATAAAAACTACAATACAGACTGCAAGTAACTTTAAATTCATTTTTTAGTCCTTTTTTCTATTTAGCACATCCTTGTTCCAGTTATTATTTTAACATCTTCTACGGGCAAGTCAAGAAGTTTTTTAATTTTTTCTGCTTCTTCTACTAAGTTTTTTATAGAGATACATAGAGAATCAAAGTTCCCACAGCCATCGCTTTCTTGTGCAACAACACCGATCATTCTCCCTCCGTCGTCGCTACAGGTTCCCAGATAGTAATCTCTTTCTTTTAGTATATGGATATAATCTTTATATTCTTCTGCTATTTCAAAATCTTCTTTATCTAAAAGAATTTGAGCAATTTTTCTTTCGTCAATTTTATAATCTTCGGGAAGTTCGTACCCTATAATAACGAAACTAGAGGTACTTGAGTTTGACACAAATCCAGAACGATATTTCATTGTTTTCTCCTAATAATTAGCAAATGCTTCTTTATGGGTATCGCAAATAACATCTTTACCAAAAATTGCCCGCAATTCTTCTGTTATTTTCAATTTAAATTCTCTTCCCGTTTCGTCATCTTTAATCTTTTCCCATGATTGCCCAATATAGACATCTTTTTCTTCTGGAACTTCTTCGCAACGCAAGAATGAATCACCGAGCATTTCGTCGATGATATCTCCTATTCCAATATTTTCAGCAATTTTATATGCTGATTCTTCAATATCTGAAATATCGTATCCGTCTTTTTCTGCTATTTTTTTAATTGTATTAATAAATTTTTCATTTTTACACAATTTATCAAATCTAAAAAACGCACCATAGATCATAAATGATGATGTTGAACTGTTAGAAACGAATCCTTGACGAATTTTCATAGTTTTAGTCCTTTAAAAATGATTTAAAATCTTTATAGTTGTTAAATTTTCCAGAAACATCTTTTTTGATATCATCTTGTGTTTTATTATTAATTTTCATAAAATATTTAATAAGTTCTTTTTGAGAAAATTCTTTCATTTGACAAATTGGGCAAAACTGTTCTGAAACTTCGCCATAGGAACAATACTCATTATTTTCATTTTCTCTATATTCTTCAAATCCTGGCAATAGATGATCTAAACAAATTGTATGGCCATTTACACACTTGCAAAACCCATATTCGTCAATTCCTGCACAGTCAGAACCGGCCCCATTTGCCCCACAAATATCGCAAATAAAAGAACTTGTGGAAGAGTTGCTTACAAAACCGCTACGAATCTTCATTTATTTTCTCCTTTTTAATAAACACCATGAAAACGTTCTGCACCAAGTTTTCTCTCAATTAAATCATGTATATCGGAAGGGATAGAATTATCATCGGTTGACATTATTAAAACTCTTCCGACAAAATTTTTAAATGTTCCATTAAAATCTTTGGCTGTGTGTTTGTCTAGTTCTATAATATAATAATCATCTTCTGAAAATTTTCCCCAAAAATCATTTTCTTCATTCGCGGAAATAATTTTTTGCATAAACTCTATAGCTTGTTCTTTAGTAATTCCTTCGCCGCAAATAAAACTTGAACTTGAAGAATTGCTAACAAAACCTGTTCTAAATTTCATATTTTTCTCCTAATTACCATCATAATTACCTGTTCTTTTTTCTGTCTCTTCTGCCCCGATAACATATTTTATCCATCCTATAAGGTCAAAATTATCCATATTTGCACTAAATTTACAAAAATCAGCCCCAAGGGTTTCGTGTGACCAAAAATGATATGCAGAGGCATGAGTGTTCCAACCAGCCTCCTTTGCGGCATTTATATGGTCAAATATTTTGTCTTTTTGTTCGGACGATAACCCGCAAATGTTTAGAACAAAACTTGACGAAGAACTATTACTGACGAAACCATCCCTATATTTCATGTTTTTTCCTTTTAAATATTTATTTCTTCAAACATCATACATTTTCTGCAATTATTTTTTTCACATGATAAAAGATTATTTCTCCATTTTACCATTCTTTCATCATACCAAACGTCTAAAAATGAGTTTTTATCTAAAACATTAACTCCTTCTTCCCACCCCGGTTCTCCTTCGCAAAAAGAACATGGGAATGAAAATCCTTCGCAATTAATGTACGCCGACGATAAAAATGATTCGCAAGACATCGACATAGAAAGATATTTTTCTTTTATTTCATTGTTGAAATTAGCGTTTTCTTTTACCCATTTTTCATATCGTGGAGCAGAACATGAATCAAAACCGAATTTAAGGTTATTTTTTAAGCAAAAATCAATTAATTCTCCAAACTTGTTCATTGATAGAGGAGAAAATCTTCCCTTTGCTCTTCCCTTTGGTTTTATTCCAAGAAAAACAATAGCATTCATTTTTGATAATCTGCTGTCGTTTACCATGTCATTCATTATTTCTTTAAGAAAATCAAAAGACTCTTCTGAAGTAAATGCGTGAATATTTACCTGTGTCATTCCTTCGTTAGTAAACATTTTAATCGCGTCATAACCGATATTCTTATTTTTTTTGTAAACAGATACAGCAACCGCCCCGCAAAGCTCAGAAGTTCTTTTTGCAAGATCATTTGTTAAACCAACGCCGGAAGTAGTATAGTTTGGGATAACTCCGTTTGCGCGGGAATATTCCATCATTTTGAAAAAATCTGGACAACCATCAATATCGCAAATACCAAACGCAATTTGGTTTAACTGCTTGCCCATTTTATCAAAAACAGCCTTAAATGTTTCAAAAGAAGTGTTTTTTTGTTCTTTTGTAATAGAATTTCCCTTATAACAAAATTCGCACGACATAGAACATTTTCCGCTGGAAATCTCAAAATCAAGAATATCTGGCCCAATTGGACTATACTTGGGGTCTTCTTCTTTTGTTTTTCCCCAAACAGCATAAAACCCGCTATCTTTGTCAAAGATATTATTATAATCTTCCGAAACACACACCTTTCTTTTTCCAGTTTCTATAATTTTATATATTTTATTGTCGATAGAAACAATATGGGTGCTCATTAGCCGTTCCTTCCTGCGCCTGTGATTGTTTGAGGATTTGTAAAAAATTGTGAATTTTCAATTAATTCTATTATTTTTTCATATATTTTCATTTATTTTTCCTTATAAATCATTTTCTGCCAATTCACTCATTGTTTCATTTTCAAAATCGTCTATGCCTAATTCTATGACAGCAAAAATAGCTTTGCGGATTTCTTTAATTTCTAACAAACCACACAATTTTTTACATGAATCTATCTTTCCGCTTGTTTGTTTTTCTCTTATTCCCTTAATAATGTTATGGGCGGTTATCGCTTTTTTAAACCATCCACATTGGAAAACTATAATTTGTAAAGGCAAAAGATCTGTTTCTTTTAAATATGTGTCAAAAACTGTACAAGAATCTAAATATTCTGAATTTTTATTCTCATTTGTTTTAAATCCTAGATCAGAAAAGAAATTTTGATGACAAACTATAATTTTTTCTTCATTATATAAAAGTTTGTTGTTTTTGGCACAATATTTTTCAAAATCTTCCCAAGAAACCGCAATATCTATATCATCAATTTCGTCTAAATTATAACAATAACTACCATATACTATTGGTGATTCTATCCCAGCATTTTTTAATAAGGTAAGCGTATTTTCTATCTCTTCTTTTACTTTTTTATCAAGCCCGAATGCTTTTAATTCTTTTATATTCATATTTTTCCTTAAAATTCTAATATTAAATCAAAGCCGCTATTAAATGTTTTAAAATTGGTTGGGCTAAACCTTTTAATCCATTCTTTGGCCGACATTAATCTTTCATCACCGAAACTTTGTTTAACATATTTATTTGTTGGAACATAATGGATAACTCTTTGTGCTTCCTGTTTTTGTCTTCTAATAATATATTTAATTTGTTCATCCTTAAAATGTTCGAGCACTCCGTGAGAGAATATTTCAATCATTTTTTCGCCTTATAATAAACGCCAAACCGATTTGCCCGATTAAGCAACAATTCTTTTGCCATAAATTGGCTTACTATTTTATTGCCATTTTTTAATTCTTCAACTGCCCGGCGATGATTTACCTTTTTAACATAAACCATTGGCATATTTAGTTTTATATTATGTTGCGGCTTGGTCAATATATAATATGGCATTTTACCAACTCCCGATATTGTTATTTATCCTCTTCATCAAAACCCCAAAAGATTCCGCCACTTTCTCTAAACATTCCATAGTATAATCTAATATTTTTTGCTATTTTTCTTTCTTCTTTTGCAAAAGTTGGATGTAGAAAATATTTTATTGAAAGAAATTCAGATAATTTTTCAATATTCCAATATTTTGCTTTAGCAGGCAAATACCAACCGCTTTTTAAAAGATTTTTATATTCGTTTTTTGTCATTTTTATATCCTAAAATTTAACTTTTGTTTCTTTTCCAATCTCTTCTTTTTTACTTTGGTAAACAACTGGTTCTTTTGGAGTTAAAGAATCTTCAATAGTATATATCGCTTCCCAAAAATCTCCAATAATTTGTTTAAGACGGGAGATCTTATCAATGTCGGCCTCGTCTTTGGCTATTAAAAGTTCTGACAACTTTTCTATAATTTCGTCGTGCAGCGTTTCAGATTTGGTCATTTTTTAATTCCTTCTACCATAAAATTATCGCCATTAAAATAAATAATTTGTTTAATTCCCGCCTTTTTTAATATTTCCATACATTTAATACAGGGGCGAGAAGTTCCATTGATATTCTTTGCCCGTTTACGATAGACAAAAACTGTACATCCCGATGTCTTAATACCCTTTTTGGCACAAAGAGAAATAAGAGCTTCCTCGGCGTGAATAGAAAACTTTTCTTGAAATCCCCAGACACGATAATTATTGGCCTCACAGATTACTTCATTTTTCCGCAACAGCAATGCCGACATAGGTTTACGCATATCAGAATCAGCGGCCTTTGCCCTAGCCGCTGTCCTGTACCACTCAATGTCTTTATCTTTGATGACCATAATTGGAGTATACCATATAGTTTTAGAAAGTCAATAGTAAAAATATAATAAAGTTATTAAAAATCAATCATCATATTCCCTAGCAATACAGCCAAAACATAAACCCTCTTCTTTTTCTTCATATGCTTTTAATTTTTTACCACACTCTTCGCATTTTTGATCTTTTCTGTCGTCGTCTTCTATATAATCATCTACCATAGAATACATCTTATTCTCCATGTTTAAAACAATATTCGGGCGAAACAGCCTTAAAAGAAACTGTTGGATCATCTACAAGTCTAAAAACAAGCCCTTCTGCCTGAGTTCCATTTTTATATCTTGCTTTTTTAACTTCTTCCATAATTTCTTCTACATTATTCCATTTAAAAATGCCACGATAATATAAATCAGCCATCGGTAGTTTATTTTCAACACAAAATGCAGCCATTTCATCATATTTGAGTGCTGTTTTATCCTTGTGAATATTAAAAACCCTTAGTTCTTTTCCTTTTATTTTTTCGCTATTGCCTTGAATCTTTTCTCCAATTATTTCTCCCTGAATATCATAACCAATAGGGAGACAAGTCTTTATATTGTACTTGTTGGCCATTTCCCAATAAACGTTTTCTCTTGCATATTTTCTTGTATTTCTGGAGCAAACTATAAATTTCTTTTTTTTATCATTAATATAGGTAGAAGATGTCCCATCATGCTTAATGGTAACATAACATTCTTGTCCAATAAATTTATTTATCCTGCCCGGACACCCCTGAATCCTGTCTTCGTCCGTTTTAGAGACAAGATTAGAAGGAAAGCTGTCGCTGCCAGTTCTTCCAAACCACCGCTTAATTTTCCACTTAAGATAGCTAAACCAATTTGAACATTTCCCTTTTTGGTGGCTTTCTCCAACTTCTGGTTTTTCATATTTTTTAATATTTAGAATTTTGGTTACATCCTGTCCTTCTTTATAATATCCGACATTATAAAATTCTTTATATATCTTTTTGCCAATACCCCAAGTTGTTTCAATTTCCATTTTTGGGAGAATAGATAGAGGAAAACAAATTCCCTGTGAATAGACATTTTTAAGTTTTTGTGTCTTAATCCTATAGTTGTATTTGTCAAGAAAAGAAAATACCGGATTATCACAAGGAACAACAGTGTCAACCTGAATATAAACACACAGGTCGCCGGGCTTAAAGTCGCCCTTTTTAACAACTACTCGCCACCCAAGAAGCTCTGCAAGCTCAATACGATCAGCCCCTTCAATGGGGAGAATATTTGTTATTTTTTCAACAGTGGCAAGTTTATTCATAAAATTTCCCTTAAACCGTTTCTTTGTAATGTTCAAAACAAAAATTATCTTTAAGTGCTTTTAAAACTGGGGCAAGAATAGAGCTATCGGGATAGAAAAATTTATTTTTGTAATAATTATGTCTCCACCACTCGTTTAATGTTGTCCACCCTACCTTTGAAGATTCTTTGCCAGGAGACAAAACATATAACAACTTAGATTCAGTGATTGCACGACTAAAATCAAATCTTTCTTCATTTTTGTTTATTTTTATAATTTCTTCCCAATCTCTATAAAAATCTACTTGTTGGACAGTTAAATATACATCTGACATAATTTTTTGACAAAAACCACTTTTAACCATGTCTGGCTTACGACAAACAATTTTTTCTATCATTGCCGAGATATCTGTAATTCTTTTCTCATCTTCTTCATTTTTTTCGTCGTAGTAGCCATACCAAAAATTTTGTTTTCCGTGAATGCAATCCATTTTTAAAGTTCCTTAATGTATAAATCTAAAAAATCGTTTAAAATTAAAGTTTTGCATTGATTAGTGCCTTTGCCAGTGCCAAAGTCCGCCCCTGCTTCTTGCAAAAATTATCCCTGCGGCTACAAATAGCAACCCCCTCAAATGTTTCTTTAGTCTCGACATCAGTAAGGACACACCGAGTTTGCCCACCAAGGTTATAGAGCATGTTGTTCTTTATCTTCCTAACATGGTAGAATTTACCACTGAGGTTCCTGCCGTTATACGAGATGTTAATCATTTTCTTTCTCCTTTTAAGTATGTTTGAATTATAACAGAACTATTTTGGTTGTCAACTGTTTTTTAAAAAATAAAGCTATCTAAAGGATTTGAACCTTTAACCTGCGGCTTACGAAACCACTGCTCTACCAATTTGAGCTAAGACAGCATATATTGGCTCCTAGAGTACGACTTGAACGTACATATTCTTGTTTAACAGACAAACCCATGACCAATTATGGTATCTAGGAGTTTTATTCTGGTATCCCCACTAGGAATCAAACCTAGATTGTGGCTTTAGAAGAGCCATACACTATTCGTTGTGTTATGAGGACGTTATTGTTATTTATTTTGTGCTTTTTTAACCATTTCCAGCCGCTTTACTTCTTCCTTTTCTTTTTTAATCCATCCTTGAATGTTCGGATATGGAAGTTTTTCAAATTCATAAAATTTTCGGCAAGGAAACTGCTATGCTTTAGCTTGCAGAGGAATTGCCGATTTCTCCTATATTATAGTATAATTTTTAAAAAAGTCAAGAAGCTTCTAAAAAAAAACATAAAAATTGTGTATATTCAAGTATGAGAACAAAAATAATGGATGTGCCTAAAAATATTTTAACATATAACACAAAAATAATCAGTGACGCAGAATCTACCGTTTTTGCAGTCCAAACTATGAAGCTTCACGATCAAATTTGGAACGACCTATCGCTGTGTCTTTTTGAAAAAGCAAGAACTAGCAATAAGGTTCCCTCAACTAAAGATTTTCACAAAGTACATTACTATAATATGAGAAAAAAATACCCAAGTGCAAATTCTCAGCTTGTAATAAAGGCAGAACAGGCGGTTTTGTCAGCGTTTCGTTCCATAAAATCAAATAGAAAGCTTAAAACCTTAGAAGCTGCTCCTATTAAGAAAAAACTTTCGGTTCAGCTTGACGCGCGGATTTTCCGCATGACTGACACCAACGAGTTCAGTATGACCACAATCGACGGCAGAAAACGCTTTAAAATACTCCTTTATCCACGACTTGAAGAAATGTTCAAAAGTTACCGAATGTGCGACCCTAAAATCTTTGAAAAAGATGGACAACTATATCTTTCAATTCCTTTTGAACTTCCCGTTCCTCTCCATGTTGAAAAAAGATGTATCGGCTTAGACATGGGAATTAAGCGTTTTGTTACAACCAGCGAGGGTGACGCTTTTAAAAATAAAAAGTTTGCTGATGAAATGCGTAAGTTACGATTTATAAAACGGCAACTTCAATCTAAAGCAAAACACTCCCATTCGGCAAAAACAAGGTTAAAAAATATCCGAAAAAAGCAAACTAACAAAAATAAACAAATGTGTCACCAAATAGCAAATAAAATTCTTAAAACCACCACAGATGTTATTGTTATGGAAGATTTGACAAACCTTAAACAGAATAAAAAAGGTAAAATGCGCAAATCTTTCAATAACCGAAATTCTCAAGTCCCTTATTTTATGTTCCGCGCCATTCTGGCATACAAGGCACTATCCTTGGGTAAAAGGGTAGAAACGGTTAGCCCCTACATGACCTCTCGCGACGACTACAGAGGTTTAGAAAAGGGTAAACGCCAAGGTTGTCGTTATTTCGCGAGTGATGGCAAAGTTTTTGATGCAGACTGGAATGCTGCGATAAACATTACTCAACGTTACTCGAAAACTAATGATAAACTCCCGATTTCGTTTAGTGAGCCACTCGATGGCAAATTAAACCTAATTGGCAGGCCATCGTCAACAGGCCAATCGTAGAAAGTTTGCTATTTTTCTGCAAGCTCCTTTGCTTCAGCGAGGAGTAGTTGACTATTTTACTAATTGTCAAGAAAAAATATAGTTTTATTTTTTTTAAACGTGCTGAAACCAGCTACTCGTTGGTGAGCGGACAAAACTATAAAACAACCGCTAAACAGGTAAAAATATTACTTTCCGTCATCCGCCCATATATTGGCATAAGAATTAACAGGAGTTTCTACCGCTTTTCGTAGTTCTGCCCATGATTTTTCAGTAATTTCCACATCTTTTACACCATAAGTTACATTATCAGGAGAAATTACGTCTTTTGCGGCTTTTTCAATAGCTTGATAGCGAAGGAGTTCCCCTCTACTGATTTGAACTAGATCTTCCATGTTTTTCTCCTTGTTTGTTATTAAAGTTCCGGTTAGTTTTAGAAAGCCGCTAAACCATTTTTTTGGCAATTAATTCGTCTATTTTTCCAGAAATATAATACACTCCAAACAAAATAGCCCAAAAAATAGCTTCGTTTTCTTTTCCTAAATGCAAATTAACAAAAGCACAAATTAATGAAAGAAAAGACGCTAGTGAACAAATAATTTTTCCCATATATTTCTTTCTTTTTAAATCAAATCAAAAATATAATCTGGTTCAAACCCGTATTCGCGCAAAACATCTTCTGCATTTTCTCCGTCTGCGACTTCCATTTTCATTTCATTGATAATTTCCTGCGCTTCTTCTTTGGTACATTCTTCGCGGGATATAATAGCGTCAAGAAGATTCATTTTTTTCTCCTAAAAAGTTTCAACCCAACAGACTTTTTTACCAGCAAAAATACCATTAAGAGAAGTATCTGCCCAGTCATACAAATCGGACATTAAAAAATCAAAATCTTCACAATCTTGCAAATCAGAAAAATCATTAAAATATTGAATAAGTCTTTCTTTTTCTTCGTCAATATCGTTAATGTTAAATTTTTCTAATTTACCAAGGCGGCTGGCTATTTCGTGCGCCAATTCAGTAAAATTAACAAATCCGTCTTCGTTTTGTTTGTGATATATGTCTTTTAGACTTAGTTTTCTTTGCCAGTTTGCCATTTTTATAACTTTCTTGAAAATAAACTCCTCTAAGGCGTAAGGAGCACGGTCTTTTTTACCCAAAAGTATTTCAACTTACTACGTTCTACTAGATCGTAGTTTCTCTCTAATATTTGTAAGAGAGCTTTATAATACTTTTGTGACTTTTTCTTTCTCCGCTAATAGACAGAGCTAAAGACAAAACTTATTCAGCTATTGGCCTTTGTGAGAGCCGAATGAGCTTTGTGAGCCTTGGAAAGAGTAGACAGAGCCTTTTTCATTCCGGCCATCTTCTGATAAGCCGCAGAAATTTCCTTGCCGCTCGGCACTTTCTCGGTCTGGAGCATATCATAAAGCCCCTGCGCCGACTCCAGTGCAACGTTGACAGATTCGATTGCCGACTTCTTCTGTTCAGTAACTGCGTTCGCTACCGCGATCATAACTTCAGGCGTAACCATTTTGTTTCTCCTTTTAATTTAAAAATATACAAAAATTGATTAAAAAACGTTCTGGTTTTCCTTATTGAGTTGGTACAACCTCCTCATCGGCTGTCTTAGCCGGACGACCTAAAACAAACTTCAACCAGAAAAGCTTTTGTTTCACGGATATCCGTTTGCAGGAATTATCTTTGGTGATAGACTATTTATACCCCGCTATTCATAGTCCCTTGCGCGTCCCGCGCTACTTTATACTATGCTTGACCACTTTTATCTCCTTTGTCCATGTGTTTAATTATTATATTTATAGTATACCATAAGTTTTAGTTTTGTCAATATCTTTTTGGAAAAAATATTTTAAATTTTAAAATTACCATTGACATCTTATCGCACAGCAAATAAACAAAAAGAACATCGCAAAAGCAAGAAGTAATGCGCAAAAATCTTCAATTGTGAATTTATTATTTTCTTTATTCATAAGCGGATTATATCAGATGATTTGTATTTGTCAATAACTTTTTTTAAAAAAAGTTAATAAAAAGCGAAAGGGTGGGAAAAATTAAAAATAGAAGCATTAATTTGCTATTTTCCATCCAATATCTTTACAAAATTGTTTTGCTTCTTTCTCTGTGTCAAATTGTCCCATACTAAAGCAACATTCACTATCTTTTGGATAAATTGAAAAAATACCAAAATTTGGAAGAAACTCTTTTATAATTACTTTTCTATTGCCAAAAGAAACCTCAATAAACATATCTATTGCTTCTTCACGATCAAAATCGTCTTCTACTTGAAGAAAGGCTTTTGCCCATCTTTTTGCGGCGAATTCTTTTTTATCCATTTTTATATTTTTTCTATAAAATATTGTCTATGTGACAAATTATTTTCTTTAAAGTGCCGTCGAGCCTCATATCTACGAGGGAAGATAAGGAGAATATCGTTAGAAAAAGAACTATCAAAATTTCTAGGGAAAAGCGCCGTGCTATAACAAATTTTACCTGTTGACTTTACTCTTAACGCCCAAAGATTTTGTTTTTTCATTTTTTATTTTCCTTTATGAAACCAGTTACAAAATTTATCGGCTATCTTGTCAAACCACGGGGCGAGAAAACAATGTATTACAAAAAAACAAACTATAAAAGCTATGGAAAAAGTAATAATGTGATTCATTTTTTGCCTTGTTTTAACGAAATTTCTTCGCTCTGTGCCACACAACAATAAACAAAAATGCAACAGCGGCATATCCCAAAAAATAATTCATTTTGTTTCCTTTTCAGCCGGGGTTAGAAAAATAAATTTTGTTTCCCCCGTTTTTTCATCTATTTGGTATTTGGCTACATTTGCTTTAATTGCTTCTTTTTGAATTCTGTTTGTTGCATGCATATCCCCGAATATAAAAGCAGTAAACATAATAATAACACAAATTAATATTGTCCAAAACCCTGTATCTCTATTCATTTTTTACTCCTTGTTTAGCCCAAAATTACTAATTATTACAAACAGATACCAACCACGGATAAAGAGCAGTCTTACAAATCGCCCAATACACAACATAAAGCCAGCCACAAAAAAAATGTAGAATACACCAGCCCACAGAGTGATTAGCAATCCATGATAGAATAACAGCAATAATAGCTCCAACACACCCATAGCTGCGATAATTGTGAACAATTTTTGTTTGGTTTTCCATTTTTGTTTTCTCCTTATTTTCTTATTATAACACAACGTGTACAAAAGTCAAATAAAAATTCTATTTTCTTATATTAACTTATCAATATTCCTTTTTCGCCAGTTTCTGTATCACAAGGAAGTTTGTGTCCGAAATGATCTTCTACATTAATTACGTTGAAAGAAAAAACAGAATTAAGTGTCTGTCCGAAATATTCTATATCCCCCTCTGTGTATATATTCATGTCTTCTGGAAGTCTGCGTAATTCTGTAATTAAATCTTTGACAGTCACTTTTTTCTCCTCCCAAAATTATTCAACCAATATCACTTTTTTACCATTTTCTTGTGATGTTTCATATTTTTCACTCCACTTATCTAAATATGTTACTTTTACATTATAAATTTCATCATAATAATCATCATAAAAACCTGGAACAAATCTATAAACCTCCAAGTCTTCAGGATAATTTTTCAAAGCTTCAATTAATTCTTTAACTGTCATATTATATACTCCTCCAAAAAAATATAATAGCCGGAGTGGGACTTGAACCCACACGAGATTTCTCCCGAAAGATTTTAAATCTTTTTCGTCTGCCATTCCGACACCCGGCTGAAAAATTGGTGAACGGTGAGAGAATCGAACTCTCCACGCTGACTTTATAAGAATCTGCAGGCCGACCAGACGCTTGCCGTTCGTAATTATGTTGTTATTCTAATGCTTTCAAATTATAAAATTGTAGTTCTTCTAACATCAGCCTATAGCAAAGTTTATTGGGTAAATATTTATCAAAATAAAATTTATCTTTTCCGTTGTAGAACTTATTTAGTGCCGCAGCGATCCCAGCCGAACGGCTAATTCCGGCATGACATTGAACAAAAATAAACTTCAACTGTTTGTACTTCTCTATAAATTCTCGAACAAGAGCCGCTATTTCTTTTGTAAATACGTTATAGTCGTAACCTTCGATTGTTTCTTCTAAATCGTAAAAATAAAGTCTAAGGATGTCCTTACAGTTTGGAAAATCGTGGCTAATTTTATCCGATTCTTTGTCGGTTATCGAAATCAACACATATGGTTCTTGTGCTAATTCCTGTCTCTCTGCGGCTATTTGTGGGATATTTATAAAATGCATGTTATTTTTCTTCTATTACTAATCTTTTTTCATGAATAGCTTCAATGTCATTTCTCCACTCAGGAGGAGTTTCAGCATGGATTTGTTCTTCTGTTGCGCCCATTGCTTCTAACAGAACTATAAGACTA